CGGGTACACCACCCTGTCCGGACTGGAGAAGGTCGGCAACCTGCTGGACCTGCCGGGCTCCATGGTCCGGGACGTGCTGGTGTGGGATAATCCGTTCGACCAGTTGCTGTCACCATTGTCTCACAGTTCCACGGGCAAGAGTGCGAGCGGGCGGGATGTGCTGTCCCGGAACGTGCTGACATCCGGTCTGGTGTCCGAGAACAAGGAAACCGGGTTCGTTCCGTTTGCGGATCCGGGCGAGTTTCTGCAGGACGTGGCGGGATTTGGGGTTGAATTGGCCACTGATCCGCTGGCATGGCTGTCTGGTGCGCTCAGCAAGGCCCCTGCCGCTGCCGCCAAGACCGTCAAGGCCGCAGGGGTGGTGGATGATGCGGCTGACGCTGGAAAGGCTCTGATACCGTCTGTGGGCGATGTGCAGAGGTTTGCCGGCGACCCACTGAAAGAGGCTGCTGGTGCCGCTGTGGATATCCCGAAGAAGCCGGGTATCTGGCGGTCCATCGGTCGCGGTGTGGAGAAGGTGGCTGATTTCACGGATCGGTATGACCCGGGATTCCAGTTGGGCAAGAAGGGCAGGGAGGTTTATGACAATAGCCCTGAACTGCAGTCTGCACTGGGCAAGGTCACGCCTTACCTGAAGGAACTTGCCAGCAGTCATCTGAGTGAGCCCATGAAGAAAGTGGCGGCACTGCGCGCCATGCGAGACGCGACAGGCAAGATGGGTGCGAACGAGGCTCGGGTGTCCAAGATGGCGACCGATACCTTTGGCCCGGATGCGGATGCTGTTATGACGCTGATGAAGTCTCACGCCAACATGTGGGCTGAGCACACCAAACAGGATGCGGATGAGTGGTTTGCCCGGGTGCAGGATATTCGGAAGAGTGATCCGGCTGCTGTGGGTGCGGATGCACTGATGCAGTCACCAGAAACGCTGCGATCTCCAGAGTTCAAGAACTGGTTTGGTGACTGGGAAGCCGATCCAGTGAACGCCAGTAAGGTGGTGGATCATACTGGTAGTCCGTTGCGGGTGTATCACGGTACAGGAACTCCGGATCTCGGTGTGGCTGATGCGGTTAAGCACAATGAGTCTTTGCGTAAAGCAGCGGGTGAGTGGGACAAGTACACTGCTGCTGAAAAGGAAGCGGGGCCACTACGTAAGTCGGCGCAACAGGCTGCAGATGCCGTCAAATCGGCGTTTGCGGATGCAGTTGGCGATGTGGCATCGAAGAAGCAGAAGCACATACCGTTCGACCACAAGGTGTACGACTTTTCATCAAAAGAAGCATTAGCCAAAAGCATCTACAAAGAAGCCACATATACTGAACAGGAGGCGATGTGGACGCGAGGCACATTCCGAGAACTCAATGGAGTGGTGTCAACAACGATCGATGATCCTACATTTGCTCGGCTGGCAGAGGCGCATCGCTCGTGGGTGAATGCGGAGGAGGCTACAAAGAGTATCAATCCCCGCCCATCCTCTGAGCGACCTGCACAATGGATGTTTCGCAATGAGTCTCCCGCATTTAATACCCGCATGTATGGAGCCAATGACCCGGGCTATTACGCTGCCGGAGCGCACTTCACGGACAATGCTGATGAGGCGGGAGAATATGCCAGTCATCAAATGCGGGGCAACCCTGGAGTCATTCCGGCATATGTGAATATCCGGAAACCTTTCGTGCTCGGAGAAACTGTCGATGCGGCAGCGGAGCAGTTCATAACAGAGGCTGTCGACCAGCATCGACAGGTAGCCATGCGAAATAGTCGCGGCGACTTGGATGCCCTGGCGCGCGCGTTCGCTACGGGTCGAACAGAAGGGCTGAAGCGGGCTGGTTACGACGGAATGGTTGTGAAGACTGGCAAGGGGACCGAATACATCGTGTTCGATCCCACCCAGATCAAGTCCACGATGAACCGTGGCACGTTTGACCCGAATGACCCCAACATCCTGTTTCAGTCTGCCCCATACAAGGCAGAGCCCTTCTACTCCAAAATCATGGACGCTGTGGATGCCGGCAAGATCCCGAATAAGGTGGGTCGTGATCAGTTGATGAAGACACTGGTTGGGTACGGCGTGAAGCAGGAAGAACTGGCCGACATGCAGAGGGAACTGGATGCCCTGTTTGCTGCTGCGCCCGATGGGAAGGTGTCCAAGGATGATGTGTTCGATCTGGCTGCTGATAAGGCGTGGAATGGGGTTCAGGTTACTGAGTTAAGTGATGCAAAAGACCGCGAGGCTTTGAGTCGTGTAGACAATATGAGGTTCACCCCTCCGGAGGGAATACCAGACAGCGAGTCGTATCAAGCTCTCTCACGGGCGACAGAAAGAGCTCGCGTATTAGACTCGCTGACTCCTGTGCGGTTTCGTGGTTATCAAGTGCCGGGTGGCGTACCGGACACATATAGAGAACTACTGATTCGCCATCCATCGGCGAAAGGGTTCATAGAGGGCAATCACTTCTCGGGGCTGGCGGATGACGTGATTGCTCACGTGCGCATGGACGACGTAAACCTGCCAGATGGAAGCAAGGCGCTGCGCATTCAGGAGATCCAGTCTGATTTACATCAGAACGCTCGCAATCTGCAGCAAGACACTATGTCGCGGGATGCTCGTATTCCAAGAAAATTAGCGGACGGCAAAACGAATCCAGCATTTACACAGTGGGTCAAGAATAATGAACACCGCTATCCGATCGAAAGTTTTTATGACGGCGTGAATGACTGGAGCCCTATACCAGAGTTTGCGCAGTGGGATATTGACGGAACTACAAAAACGGTTCTTACATCACCGTCCACTGGTCTGGACATTGCGAGGCGAGTTGTTGATGGTAAAGAGCAGTACGGGTTGTTTGATGGAGCGGAAATAATAGATGATGCGTGGTATGACTCGGTGTCGCAGGCAAAGCATGATGCAAAATTTTCCGCTCCATCAACACAAGAACTGCCACCCTATGCTGCATTCAAAGCCTCATGGCATGAGCTCGCCCTGAAGTCTGTCATCCGAAAGGCTGCAGAAGAAGGGTACGACAAGATTGCCCTCGTGCGCGGTGCGGATATTGCGAACGCTGTCGGCGGTCCACCGGATGCACTCGGCAAGTTCTATGACGAGAAACTGACCAACACGCTGAAAAAGATGGTGGTGAAGCGTGGGGGGAAGGTGGATGATGTAATGCGCAATGAGCCATTACAGTGGATGCCCGCATCAGGTGGCACGCCAAACAAATACTTGGCAGACCTGGCAGCAGGAGCGACCGTGGAAGCTATTGTGGAGGCAGATGGGGCAGTCTCTGCTACAGTGTATAAGGGAGGGAGGTATCATTCGCAGCACTATGCTGCCAGTCTCGCTGATCTCGACGATAAATTACTGGACGCGAACCGACTTACCACATTCGAAATACCACAGTCTCTCCGAGACGAAGTGCTGCAGAAAGGTCAGCCGCTCTACCAGCAGGGTGCCCGTGGTGCGGTGCAGTTTGCGGAGGACGGCAAGGTAGTCATTCACGCCTTCCAATCTGCTGACATGTCTACACTGGTGCATGAGGCTTCCCATGTTTTCCGAAAATCGCTCGAGGAACTGAACGGCGACCTGCTGAACCGGGCGGCGGAAGCCGTTGGTGTGCCCAAAGGGTCTAAATGGACACGTGAGCATGAGGAAGTGTTTGCCCGTGGGTTCGAGGACTACATGCGCACCGGCACTGCCCCCACACGTGAACTCAGGTCTGTGTTCTACAAGTTCAAGCAGTGGCTGACGGACATCTACAAGTCATTGGTCGGCTCGGACCCGGGCAAGGTGTCGCCACAATTGCGGTCAGTGTTTGATGAGATGCTGGGAAGCAAGATGGCTCCCGGACCATCAGTCACTGGCTCCCATAATATTGACAGCTTCGTGATGAACCTGATGGGGCTAAGTGACGTGGTTGGTAAGCAGGCACTGGACCTTGCAGACGCCACCCGTCGCACGTTCAAGCAGCAGATGACCCCGGGACCACGTGGCACACAGGGCGAGGTGATGCAGCGTGCGTCTGAGCTCCACACTCTGAAGGAGGAGGAGTTTGTCAAAGAGGCCAGTCAGTCTGTGTCTGCCGTCAGTAATGCCATCAACGAGATCGTGGGTTATCGCCCGGGATCTGTGGATGAAGCGGCTGAGGTGGCTCCGCATGCACTGCTGGCGGATGATGTGGTCACTGCTGCAGAGACAGGGGATTATTCTGCCCTGCCGGAACAACTGATTGAGCCAGCCAAACAGATGGCGGCCACAGGCATGGCGAACCAGAGAAAGATTCAGGAAGCCGGGCACACTCGCCCGATGCTGAGCGATCAGTTTGTGGAGCACTTCCCGCACTCCCTGAATCCGACACTGCAGGCGTGGATGGACACTCAGGATTTCGGTGTGCATGGGATCGGTTCACCCAAGGCGGACGCTGCCAGCAATGCCCGTGCGAATCAGTCCGCGCGTGATGACCTGTTTAGAGATGCCGTTCAGGGTCGCAGAACGTGGAATGGTGTCACGTCTGACCCTGAGATCCTTGAAATGCTGAAGGATTACACGGTCGTGACAGATGCTGCCGCGAAACAGGGCATGATCGATGCAGCCACCGCAAAGATTGCAGAGAAGTACGGTTCTGAGATCGATCCCCGCATGATTGTCCCAACAGAGGGGATGTACGCGGATAAGATCACCGTGCTGGATTCACTCAAAAATGAGATCGAATTGCCATGGGAAGTGTTTCAGAAGGAGTATGTCCGGGTAAATCCGGTAAATGACATGAGGACTGTGCAGGGTCGGCTGGCTGAGTTCCAGAGTCCACCGCTGTTCGTGAAAGCGGCGGACGCGCTGCTGAATGGTCCTTTAGCACAGCGATTCATGCCGTCCAGAAAGAATATGGAGAACCGGCACGCCGAGTTGGCGAAATGGATGTCCGACAAGTACCAGCCACTGCAGGGGAACAAAGGGATGTTCTCCTCGGAGCCTATCACGTCGTTTCAGGAGCGGATCTTCCGGGATGGTCACACGTACGGCGCTCTGAAGGCAGTTCCTGAGATCCTGACAGGCGCTCTGAAAAGCCGGCTGATCCTGCCACCTGGTGGCAAGTTCGACAGCACAGGGTACACGCTCGAGAGTATTCTGACATCCAGTCTGTACAGCCGGTCTAAGCGTGGCATGTGGTATGACCAGATGGCGGACACAATGCCCGACCTGAAGGCTGTCCGGGATTCATTCATGCAGAAAGAGAATCCGGATGGGTTCTATGCCTTCATGGACAATATGAGGATGGATCGCGATCTGGCACAGGAGATCCTGCAGACGGCGGACATGCTGCAGAAGGGCAGCCAGACGCTCGCCCCCATGTCCAAGGCATTCCGTGGGGCCACTGCGCTGTTCAAGTCCGGTGTTCTGACGCACCCCGGTCGAATCATCCGGGACGTTGCCAGTGCTGTCGTGGCGCTCGGGTACAATAGCATGCTGAGCACCACCAGTCTGGAGCATGGGATCAAAGCCCTCATGCACAACGGATCGGAAGCAGTGCAGCAGATCCCGGCAGTGAAGGCATGGATGTCCAAGTACGGCATTCCAGACACACCGGAAGGGGCTACGCGCGCACTGCATGAGATATACGCCTCACTCAAGGGGCACGGTCAGTCGCTGTATCGCGATCCGAATCTGGACACGATGAGTCTGGCGGAACAGCTGAAGAGTGGCATGGAGGGGATAGAGCAGGCTTTCCCCGGAACTGGCATAACCAGCTTCGGAAGTCCACTGCAGTCTACCAAACGGATCCTCTCGGCTGGCGGACCACAGCGCATGTGGCGGCAGTTGAAGACGGAGCGTGAGGCGGGATTCTTCGGCGATGCTGGGGCGCAGTTGTCTCGCGCATGGCAGTCCGGCACATGGAACCCATTTGACATCGCAGGGGTTCCCCATGTCGTCATGACCGACGCCAAGGTGAAGCAGGGCATCCGGCGTGGGGATGTGCGTGCCTCCAGCGAGTTCAAGCCGGCCAAAGTGTTCGACATCATCGGCAAGAATGCGGACGATGCCCCGCGCTTCGTGGGCCTGCTGGAAGGGTTGCTCCAAGGGAAATCCCCCGAAGAGGCATGGAAGGGCGTGAGTCGTGTTCTCCTCGACTATGACCCCAAGAAGTTCGGGCCGCTGGAAAACAAGGCACTGAAGAAAATCTTCCCCTTCTACTCGTTCCTGCGTCAGCAGTCGGTGTACCTCGGTTCGGAACTGATGACCAATCCGACCGGCAGGCTGGGGAAACTGATCCGGGTGGCTCGCCTGTCCCAACCAAACAATCAGTTTCTGCCTGAGCATGTGGCGGAATCACTGGCTATCCCTGTCGGTGGCGAGTCCGAGGATGGCACCCAGAACTACCTCACGGGTCTCGGGTTGATGTTCGAAGACCCACCGAAACTGCTCTCGGAGGGACCGTTCGAGTTCGCGCGTGCTGTACTGAGTCGAACGAACCCGTTGATTAAAGGCGTAGCAGAGGCGGGGCTGGGGCGCAGTGCATTCCAGGGCGGACCATTGGGCGCGCGGGATCTGGCGGATATGGACCCGGCACTCGGGCGAATCTTCACCAATCTGGGGCTGCAGGATGAGGCTCCGGGCGGGAATGCACGTCCGGCGTTCGGCTCTCGACCGCTGGAATTCTTCCTGTCGAATAGCCCAGTGTCGCGCATTCTCTCGACGGTCAAGACGATCACGGAGGAAGGCGACCGGAAGAACCCGCTGGAGAAAGCCATGAACGTGCTCACAGGTCTGCGGATCACGTCGGTGTCCCCACAGGTCCGGCAGCGTGGGTTGCGCGAGTATGTGAATGCCCAGGCGAAAGAATTGGGGGCACGTCCGTTCTCGGACTTCACGATCTCAGATGCCCTGCTGGACGATGCCCGGGCACGGAGTGAGGAAGATTACCAGCGACTGATCGCGATTGACCAGCTGAAGGACACGTGGGACCAGAAGCGGAAGGGTGAGCAGAAGGCCAAACGTGAGGCGGAAGGGACCGTCGATAAGCGGACGGTGCGGGCGGAGCAGACAAGAATACTGCGGCGTACGGGACGCACAATGACCAAACAGGAGCGTGATGAGCGGGTCCGTGATGCTATGCGCGCCCCGTACGGCAGTAGTTCGTATTACCAGATTCTGACTGGTATGGAGTGAGGCAGGATTACTTCCCCTGTCCTTGCTGAATGACCCTCATGCGTGCCCAGATCAGCGACTGATCTACCGAGTTCGCATTCGTTGTTGCCAGTTGCTTCATGGCTTTGGCCCCATCATCGGGGTCACATGCCTTTGTTCGGCTGCACTCGTACGGTGCCACCGGATGGATCGTACACTTACCCTCGGATGACAGGAAAATACACTCGCCGTTCGGCTTACGCTTCGGACGGATGGCAGGCAACTGCAGGGACGTGTCCCCGTTGATGCTGGGACCGTCCAGTGTCGCCTCGAAATTGTTCTCGAAGAAATCCTCATTGGCCCACGGCAGGCCCAGATGCTCGGCGATCCGGTCCACATCGCTAGGGGCAACGCACCCCGGTCGTGTCCGGCAGAAGTCTTTGCACTTGTCGCACGCACAGACGCTGCGTTCGTGCTTTGCCAATACTCTCAGCATGGTTGCCCTCCAAAAAAATTGTGAACGGTGATCAGATTTCAGCAGCAGAGATTCCAGCCTGAATCGATTCCCGGACAGAGGCAGGAAGTTTTTCGAACTGCTCGCCTTCGAAATGTTCATTCAGGATCAGCCACTGCACAGCTGCCGCTTCGTCGACCTGCACATACCCTTCCAGCGTGCCCTGGTAGTTTGAGAAGTCATTCAGCACCCACTTGCCGGACTTTGTGAAGTACAGCCACTCGTGATGCCACTGGCTCCCCGTGGGCACGCTGATCTGGTTGCGGCCATCCCAGCGGGTTCTTTCCTTGAACAACACGGCAGAGTCGGTGTGGAACCATGCACCAGAACCATCAGTCAGCGATACGCGATTTCCCATTGCCACAACCTTTCGAAAAGGGCATCTCACTGTTTGCCGGTTGACCGTCAACCGTTACCACCGCTCGCCACGAGGAGGCCAGAGACATGAGCGGCAACCCGGACTGTGCCGGGCATAAATGTGAACCATTCTACCCACTATTCCCCCACGGGGAAACTGAATCCTGCCTCAATGGCTGAACAGCGAATCTGATGCACTCGCTGTCGAGACAGGCGAAACCGTGTGGCCACGTCCGTCTGTTTTTCCCCATCCAGCAGTGCTTTCAGGATCTGCATGGTAGACGGGGCAGTGTAATCCCGGGCAGCACGTGCCGGTTTCACGCTGAACTCTTTGCACGCAGACCAAACTGTAGACAGGCTGACCTTGTGTGCCTGGCTGGCGGCTGCAGCACCATGCTCTGCGGCATACTTCGCAATGTTCTTCCGCCGTTCAGAGCGGTCATCGTGTGACAGGTAAGAAGCCATAACTCAATCGTACTCCCTTCTATGCCACCACGCAGTCACGAATCATTTCGCCTGCCTCAATGGCTGACAGCATTCCACGGAAATTGCACTGACAACGCTTCGCCAGTGCCACGTATTCGCCCAGCAGAGCGCCGCCCAGACCCTCTGCCTCTGCAATCTCCATTGCACGCTTTGCGAAAGCGTCCAGATACCGCACATGATCCAGCCGGAACTCAATGCACCGGCTCAACAGTGGATGTGCGTCGATACCATCGAACAGGGACTGCTGCCCTGCACTGGTCGTGGTGAAACACCATGTAACATGGTTCGGGATACGCTCCAGAACCACCAGCAGTTTGCGGATCGTGTCTTTACGAAGGCCGTGCGATTCATTCAAAAGCACTGCACGCCCAGGCTTGTCACCGATTGCCCTGAATCGCAGGTTGCGTTCGATGTCATCCAGTTTCGCGGGTGTGATGTCCCCAGCGTCCAGTTCGATAAAGTTTTCGGGATCTGAAACTTCGGCTGCGACGAGGTACGCAATCGTGGTTTTCCCAGTGCCCGACAGTCCAGACAGCCAGAACGCACGCCCACCGAGTGACCCACGTTCCTTCATGCGGGCAATGGACACTTTGACCGCCTTGTGGCCGATCACTTCGTCCCATGAACGCGGACGAACCTTTTCAAACAGCATCTGCATTGTCAGTCTCCTTGGGGATAACACGAAACGATGGAAGGAACGGTGGCAGTTGGTCAGTCACCCACTTCGTGATGTCTGCTCTCGGTGTGTACGGGTCTTGCAGCATTTCAAGCACTCGCAGCCCATTGATCAGTGGGCGGTGATCAGTGTCGGCGTAGCAATCGCCCATGATGTCATCATCGCGGTCATACAGTGGCCACAGAATGATTGTGTCGAATCCGCTCTTACCATCCACAATCTTGTGGTAAGGCAGCCGGTGCTCCTTCAGGAATACCTCCAGTGCCCCGAGGTCTGCGTAGTTGCACTCAGGGAACTGCACGCTGATCACGCCATCGGTGTCCGGTCCAGTCAGGTCTTCCTCGTCAGGATCGAACCCATCCTCTGGACCTTGCTCCTCGATCAGCCGTGCCAGTTCATCACGCACTTCCGGTGTGCAGTCGCCACCGATGCTCAGCGTGACCCAGAATCGCTCACCCATTGGTTTCCCCCTTTGCTTTCTGAATCATCTGGACAGCCACGTTATTCAGTTCAGCCATTCGCACCCACACGCTTTGAGGAACCTTCAGTTGTGCCTGAGTCAAGCACAGCGCCTCGCCACACGATTCGGACAGATCCTGAAGGATGGACAGCAGATCCGGCGCTGCTGCGATCAGGTGTGCGTTGGCCACCAGTGTGTCCTCGTCCTGTTCACAGCGACCTTCCTCATCAGAGTCTGCAATCGTGGCGATGTAAATGTCGTTGAATGTGCCCGATGGATCAGGAGCCACAATGAACGGCATGTCACTCGACCACGGACCCGGTGTATGTTTCACACTGCACCTGCCTTTCAAGAGAGATCGAAATTAAACCCAGACCCCGCAACGCACGGGGTTTCGTCCTTCCGGACTCGTCAGTGGGTTAAGCAATACCAGACATCTGCAGAGCAGTCGTGAGTGCCTTCTGTGACATCTCACGTCCACTGCCCCACCATGATTCACTCAGCCGGCGATCAGCAGAACGTCCTGCCTGCCAGCAGACATACTCGGTGACACCGTTGTAAGCGTGCCACCAGTTGCTGCCACGATTGCCCTTGCCATGTGTGGCGTTCTCGGTGATCGCAGCAACCTTGGACTTCTCAGCATTCGTCCACTTGTGGAACTCAGCAGGAGCATCCACAACGATCCGAGCAAACTCCCGCAGGTCAACCCGGCTGACCCCACGCTGTGCCAGCTGCCGGAACTGATCAGCCGTGAGATTGAACACCTCCTCGCCCTGCTGCATGGCTGACCGCAGCGTCTCCAGATTCTTCTGCAGGCCACTGGTGTGCAGGCAGCGAATCAGTTTCGACTCACCACCATGAGCAGCAGCAGACAGCGTGTTGTGACAGACCACACGGATCGGAGTGAACCCGAACCGCACAGCGAAACTGCCATCGTGACCGTGGGCCAAGAGCATGTATTTGGCAACCGTGTCGTTCGTGTCGATCACGGTGTCCTTTCCAAATTTCCCCAGCATCCAGACGCGGCGACCGTTGAACAAACTGCCGCAGGTCTCGATCTGCAGCGTCTTGTCACGCACCAGCGGTTCGAACAGGTCGCTCATCTGGGTGTTCTGGAACGGCGTGTAGTCCGGTCCCACGACACCCAGAACGTCACCAGTGTCATCCCGGACAATCGCACCGTGATTGCCGTTCTTGACACGGGTAGCCTCGTCCGTCTGCTTCACCAGTCTGCCATCAGCCAGGAACATCGGCTGCTTTGTCACGGACCAGTTCAGCCCGGACAACTGTAGTGCCTCACGTGCCGAGGCAGGCGGTTCTGACAGTGTCGTGCCCAGACCGTGCCACGGCGTCTGACCCACTGCGATCATGTTGTCTTTGGAAAACAAATTGTGTGCCATCGTGCAAACCCCTCACATGAAACAGGAACAGGCTCATCAGTGCAGGCACAGTACCTGCATACACTCCGGGTTCCCAATCCGAAGTGTTTCGCCTTGTTGTGTGGACGCTACACGTTATTGGTTATCGAACACGTGCAGACCATGATCACCCCAACTCGACCAAACGTCCCCGCTCGACTGCAGGTCGTTTGCCATTCGCTCCCAGTCCACGTAATTGATCGGTGACCACCAGTTCTTGTCGTCACGCTGATACTCGCCGCACTCCTCCCAGTAATTCTCCACGTAATCGGCAAGCGTGTCCCAACAGCCACGATACTGCTCACGGAACTTGTCGGTCGCGTCGTCCCAGTCAATGTCATCGCTGTTCTGATTGGCAACCCACCGCTCGAATGCCTCGGTCTCAGACTCGCTCAGATCAGCAATCGCGTCGGTGTACGCTGCCAGTGCGTCGATATCTTCGTGCTCACTGGGTCGCCACTGGCCAAAGCCCTCGAAATCATGGATCGCCCATTCTTCGGCTGAGGGAACCATCTCGCCAGTATCCGGATCTTCCACTTCCACGTTCGGGTACATCGACTTACGCAGCATTGCCGCGATGTCGCTACGAATTGCATCTGCGTCCTGCTCGCAGTCGATCCACTCACCATGCAGGACACCAGAGTTGTACGAGGCCAAGCAGGCCACATAAATACGAGGCATGAGTAAACCTTTCTGAGAGTTTTGAAAAACCGGACTGAACACTCCACTATAAAGGAATCACCCGATCGCAGGATTACGCAGGTGTGAAGTGCATTCCGACTTGGGACGGATGGCCCACATTGAGCCAGTGCATTACAGCCCGAAGGCTGCCCTCTGCATTACGCTGTCTGAAGTTCCTGTGTGCGTTCATGCTGCCGTCGCTGCTCCTGAGCATTGTGCCGTGCCCTTCGCATCGTATGCACCGCCTGCTTAAAGTCAGTGATACGGTCGTAGTGGTCCAGAAAGCAGCAGATTTCGTAGCGGGTCAGTCCCTTAAAGCAATCGCATGCCTGTAGAAACTTAGCAGCGTCAGACCGTGCCATGTCAGGATCGTCCACACGGGCAATGGCCTGAACAGTCGCCACCCACTGGATCACCCCGAATGGCTTGTGATGGTCACCCATGTGAAGGAATCGCAACACACGGTCGACTGCGGAATCCTTGTCGTCGCTGTATGGACGCTCAATCTTGTGCCATCGCTTGTCGTGTCGCTTTGATTCACTGTGCGATTTCTTGCCACCGTCCTCGAATGTGAAGTATGTGTCTTTGTTGTCCACGTACTTCAGGGTCAGCAGGAAGGCGATCAGCTTATCGCTCGCCTCCGAATGTGCTCGCCAGAACCAGCGAATAGGCTCTGTGCCAGACTCCTCACCGTCAACCGACACAGGAACGCGATCCAGAGACGCTGCCAAACTGGCCACAACATCCACCAGATCCTCAGCCTGCACGAGACAGTCCGGAGAATGCTGCACTTCACCATCACCCATCGTGTCATACTGGCTCAGATGACTGCTGATACACCCGGTCATCCGTCGCCAATCGTAGGCAGGGTTGTCGCCATCACTTTCGTACAGGCGATACCTCCACGATGGACGTGCCAGGGACGGGAATACGAATGTCGACTTGCTCATAGCAACGATCCTTTTGAACGGGTAACACAAGATCCCACCCGCAACCACTGCAGGTGAGCACGAACAGAACAGCGATCCTTCGCATGGGGAAATCCTCAGTCGATGTTGTGCTGAGACAGCGCTAATTCGATGTTGCGGACAGCAACTTCTATGTGTCCGAATGTATTCAACTGGCTTTCGGTGTTCAGGAGTGCTTTCAACACCAGTCGCACAGCGTGCAACTCAGCAAGATCACCATCCAGATGGTCCCACTTCATGCGGTCAATCATCATGTGACGTTCCGCTGTGCAGTCGGACGAACACTGGTATTCATGCAGTGCGTCCATGATCAGCTGCCGGTAGTCCAGATATCGCTCAGAGCACAGATCCTCACGCACCAGCCATGTCAGCGTCAGTTCGCGTCGATCAGGCTCAGGAGCCAGCCCCTTGCCCAGCGACTTTTGTTTCAGGCTCATTTGGTAACCTCCACAGGCGGAATTGCCTGAATGAACCTCAGCCGGTCTCTGAGGCTCGATTCGGACCATTCACGTGCAGGTGTAATGTTTAGGCTGGGGCCACTTCCGTGACATGATCACGAAGGAAGTGGTTGGTGCGACAATGCTTCAGCACCCGTGCCCATTTGCCTTCGCTGGTGTAATCACGCTGTTCCCATGACAGGAATGCTTTGGCCGCCTGAATGGCGAGTGGCACTTTATGTGCCGGAAATGCGTCAGGAAACGCGATTACCACAGCACAGGCATCGCAGTCTTCCTCGTACCAGCGACCACCAGCGAACGTGTGGAAGCGGAATTTAGACTGAAGTGCGGCATGTCGCTCAGGTGACAGTTCAATGCCACCATGACTGGCTGTGTGATGGCTGAGAATGCCATCTGCGATCTCATACGTGCTGTCTGCAATACCCCAAGGTGTCTGGTGTTTCATACAATGCACTCCCCGAGCGAAATTGCTCGTATGACCCCCTGCCGATCTCAGGGAGTCTAACCAGCAATTGCAGCACCCCCGCTACACGTCAGAAGTCAGTTTCGCCTTCCAGTGCGTCTTCATCCCACTCCAGCAGGTCCAGCTCGTCATCGTCGTCAATGAACAGCGGTTCGGACCAATCAAGCGAGCAATCGTCTGCCATGCTGTCGTCAGCCAGCCACGGAAACAGTGCGTCTTCCTGCTGGCGCTGCTCGTCATCGAACACATCGTGTGCAAGCTCTTTCGCTCCCATGTCGAAATCCTCATCGTACAGGTAAGGGTGTTGGTCGAAATGACTCCCGGACATGTTGCTCAGTCTCCATTTCAGGCGTTGTACCCAGCGTGTTTTGTGGCCGGAACAGCCGGACCCAGAATACGCCAGTGTGAAGGGTCGTGATCCATACCAGATGCCTGCAGGACACGAAGGCGAGCAGCCTCAGCATCCGCACAGGTCTTGTGACAACTGTAAATGTGCCAGTTCCATGACGCGGAAGGCGTCGGTGACCATTCAAGTGACCAGTCCATGCTGCATGACCCCCAGAATGCCCATCAGGACGCTCGCATCCGTCAGGTAGTGAATTGTTGCCCCCAGACCACGATAGTGATCCACGTACTCGTCAATCGAGTAGTAATCGTACGGCTTGTCATGCGGGCCAAGAATGCTCGTGTCCCGGCAGTATCGCGGCGGGAATCGGTACGTCTCAGCCGTTCGCATGTCAATCACAGGAATGCCTGACCCCACGTACTGTTCGAGCAGAGCACCGATGTCGTACCCCGTGTGCGATCCAGACGATGAACCACCATTGCCCGTGTCGTGAACCCGAAATGTCACTGTCGCCTGACCCCCGAGTATGGGAATCGTGGCGTATGCAGGAATCAGTTTTCGCATGATTGTTGCTCCCTCAGAAAAAACTCGGTGAAAAACTCAAAACTGTCTGCCCCAATATATTGGAATCGCCCGATCGCAGGATTGTCAGCTGTTCAGATCGTGCACGATGCCCAGCCACATCCCAATGGACCGCACCATCACGCAGAATGAGGTTCTCCCCACTTCCACACCCGATGGCAGGAAGCCGCCGTGCTGCACCCATGACGTGATTGAATCCACCAATTCCTGCGCCCGCTCCACGTCCGAAACAGGCATCAGCCCCTCATCACCCGAAATCAGGTACATGAGTTCCTTCCAAGCCGCATTAACGTCCACGGTGTATGCTCCTCAATCATGTGTGAAGTGACCAGAACCACTATCGCATCGTGTGATCGCACAGGATGCCCTCAGAATCGATTGCGTGCGTTTGGATGACAAATCCATCGCACAGGATGTTCAGGCCGTCAAATCGCCTGTAATGCGTTCGCTACATGTTCGCGCCTTCTTTACTGAGCATTAAAGCCCAGCCCCTCGCAAACGCGAGCGGTGCCCGGAGTCTGCCGAGCCCCGCCCGTGATTGTGCTCCGGACTGCATGGACTGCAGCGCGGCGCATATATGGTGCCGACACGCTGCAGATCAGTCTGAGACCGGAAAACACTGAGATTCCGTCGACTATGCTGGAAACGCGGGATCGTGGGAATGAGGACCGGGCCAATGGCGAGCACTGCCCGGATTATGGGGACTTACCCGCACTACGGCAGATTCCTGGCAAATAGTCGCGGGTCGATCCGAAGAAAATAACGTATACAGTGGTTGACAGTGTAGTGATGGTGCTACACTTCAGAAGGTCACTAAAAATCCTCATTCAAGGTTAAGACAATGAACGAAGTAGACTGGCTGAAAATCAGAGCGACGATCCGGAGACACTGCAGAGCGGCAGCAGGACACGAGGTCAAAGGATTGCGGCGGATCACTGCGGCGCGAATCGAGGAAAACGATATCGACGATGTCTGCCAGGAATGCTGCGGCCTGGCATGGTTGAAAATCGAAAACGGAATGGCGGTCCCGCTCGCGATATGGGTGGCGGTTCGGTCCATTGGACGTATCAATCGAGAACTGGCAGAAGGCGCACAGTGTGAATCGTTTCGCTGGGAGGAACCGGACATGCGGTCTTCTCAATGGTATATCGAACAGCGCGGCCGGTTCGATATCCAAGACGCCAACGGCGAAACGCAGTACACCCCGGAACATCCACGACCGGACCACATCCGCGCTGCTGTCGGCCTGGCAATTGTCGACGGCAGACCGATGGCAGTAACTGCAGAACGGATCGTGAACGGTGAACGTGAAATTGAGGAGCGGCGCACCTTTGAGTGCTTCACGGCAGCGCAGCGCGTCAAGCGCAGTATGCTCGACCGCTCGCGACCTGTGGTTTTCTGCTGAGATTCCGAGACACTGCATATTCAGACCGGGGATATGCAGACTCCCGCAATTTCGCGGTAATTATCACTCTGAGAAAGGTTAAGAACAATGGCCCTCGCACACACGAAAACAGCATCCGGAGAGAAAGCACCACCGAAATGGACCGCTCGCCCGGAACAATCCATCATGCTGGTGGATTCCGGAGCGCAGACCGGACCCGTCTACAGTATGTCGAAAACCGCAGCAGACCAGATCGAGCAGCTGCGGAAAACATCGCTTCCCGCAGACATGGTTGCGGGAATGATTCAGAACATTACTGCAGGTGATCGCGCAGCATGGGATGCCGCGCACCCCGCACCAAAACGAAAAACACCACCCGTGGTTTTCACGCCGTACGATCCTATTCCGGGCGCTGGTGTGAACAATACCACCGCGCCAATGTCCTGGAAATTGTCAGGCAATGGTCAAGTCTGGGCGAATGAGGAACAGTGGTTGCTGATTTGCGACCATGCCGCACGGATCAAGTCTGCCATCATCAAACGCCGAGACTCCTGAGAAAGGAGAGACCGTGAAAATCTGGCCCTGGGACTGACAGAATAGATTGACGATATTCAGCGTATTACCTGGGACACAATCCCGCGTAATACGCTTTTTTTACGCGCCCACAGAACCGCCCGGCACCGACACCGACCGCAGGAGCGACAATCCCGCAGCGATGCTGAGAACCGCAGACTGCAGGTCACTGAGCACAGCACAGCAATCACCAGCTTCCCCTCTAAGATCCCCCAAAGCACCGCTCGACAGCATCCAGAGCACAGCACAGCACTGCAGAACCGACAGCACCAGAGGTCAGAAACAGAGGGTATTAAAAGAGGATAAATTCATCCGATTTAGACGTAACTCCTTACACAGCAAGGACTTAGGCTAGCGCCGCAGCGCATCGTCAGGCGTCCGTAGGGTGTTGCGCCGAAATGACAGCCTCTGTGGTCACAGCATCCGAGCACATCCACAGCACCACTCCCGATGGCTCATTATCGCCGCAAGTCTTTACAGATTCACACGTTACGCCGACCGGGCGGGGGCTTTGCCCTTCGCGCCGTCATCCTCTACTTACCTCCATCCCCGAATTTTTCCACATTCCACGACTTCGGCCACAGTGGTCCAGCATACACGGTGGACGTTGGGCTGTGTACTCGGCGGTGGTTCGTGGTTGCGCTTGTGGCAGTGCTGTTGGTCGGGTGCGTATCCGTGGGCGACCGTGGGCTTCCAGTGCTGGGCGAGTCGTTGTGGTCGGGAGGACATGAGGTCGCGGGTTTCGTCGGACCTGTATGGCGAGTCGTTTGTCGCGACCGGGGGATGTTGCGCTTGGTGGTGGGGGCCGGGTTGCGCTTGCGGTAGCTGCACCCCCCCTACCCCCCCGGAGTGTGCACAAGGGGGGGATTTAACTGATTGACGTGCGGGCCGCGTGGTGGTGCTCTCGAAAGCCTGACCTACCACTTATGTCTCCCGCTCGGGTCCTCACCAGTTCGTGCCTCGGCACATGCAGTATGGTGAGTCGCACTGTTCGCTGGATCTTCTCGTGTGATGGCACGGGCAGCTGGTGTCAGGGGTTGAGTGCTTGATTATGGGCAGGTTCTCAGGGTGTTACCTGTTTTGGGCCTCCAGAACATGGGCATGGTATAGCAACCACTCTGGCAGGTCGTCAAGAGATTTCCTTTGTAGTGGACTGATTACAGTGGTCGGCGGTCGGGTCGGGTTTCTTCTCACTCTCTCAGACTCAGTGTTTTATAAGGTCGGACAGAAAAATCAGCCAATCTGGAAACTACTCGGCCACAGTGGCCTTGACCATAGTGGTCACTCGGATAGAGTGCTCACGTGTAGTGAAGGCACTACAGGCGGCGTTTTTTGGATCTGTTTTCAAGGGGTGTGGGTTATGGGGCTTCAGGATATTCTGGACAGTATGGCTGGTGTGCGAGAACAGAGGACTGCGTACGTGGGGACCAATGCCACGATCAGTATGGAGCAGCTGGCTGAGCCGGCTACTGTGGGTGACTCACTCGAGTCTGGTCTGTATTTCGATTCTTCGTTGCTCTTCTCCATCAGGGATGGGGCGTCTGTGGCTCGGATTAAACTGGATACTGAGGATCTGGAGGAAATCATTCAGTCGCTTCTGAAAATGCAGAGTTTAATGAAAGCCACTCAGGCTGCTCTGGATGAGAAGTTCCCCCGTCCGGTAGCAGACGATACGGAAGAGGATGCCGAGTAGTGGCTGAGGAAAGTCAGAATCGATACCAGAGCCTGCGCCGGCTGATGGATCTGGATAAGGCGCTGTACCAGAAGCGACTGACGATTGCTGAGGCTGGTGAGGCTGTGGGTGCGTCTGCACGGACTGTCGGTCGGGATATGGAAGCGCTCAGTGATGCGGGCGCCCATATCCGGACGGACGGGTATTCATGGTGGTCTGAACGTGTGGCGTTTGTGGCCAATCTGGGAATCGATGAATGAAACTCTACGTCTGCGGGCCAATGTCCAACTTGCCTGAAAAGAATTTTCCGGCCTTCAATAAGGCTGCGGAACAGCTACGGGCGATCGGATTCGAGGTGGTCAATCCGGTGGATCTGAACCCGGATCCGGATGCTTCATGGCAGGAGTGCATGAAGGTGGATATCCGTGAGATGCTGCTGTGCGATGGTCTGGCATGGCTGCCGGGCACGCGATATTCAAACGGTGCCACGATTGAGCGGGAGCTCGCTCGGACTCTGGGCCTGGAGTGCCTTCCATTACAGGCATGGCTGTTCAGGAAGGGGCTGCACAGGGAGGTGGGATCATGAGTACGAAGACTCAGAAGGAAACGCTGGCTGCACGGTTTAATCAACTGGACCGGGTGGCTCTGACTCAGGACGTGCAGTTTGTGAAGTCCGGGAGCATGGGTACGGTCGTGAGATCGTCGTTTGCTCATGGTCGGTGGTGGGTGGAACTGGACGTGCTTCCGGGTGTGTTGATACCGGAGTCCAGTTGTGTCCGAGCGTAAGCCGGCAGGCAGCGCGTGGGCGGACTATTTGTACGAGGTGATCATGGTGGTCGTGATCATCATGTGTTCTCTTCTGGTGGTTGGGTGTCGGTAAGGAGGTAATTGCTGTGGTGGGATACATTCCAGATTTGCATGGTTCAGTGGAGCGTCCGGAACAGGTGAAGGAGTTCCTGAGCAGTGTCAGTAAGAATCAGGTTAAGAAGGTGGTCCAGCAGATTGTGGATGACGAGTTTGACCGGCTGGAGGAGCACGCGGACTACTTTATTGCAGACACTGCCGCGGAACGGGCGAAGCGGTTTCTGGAGCGGGTACTGAGCGGTGATGAGGAGGCTGCTCGAGCACTGTTCTGCACGGCGCACAACTGGGACAGGGTCAAGTCGTGCGGGTCTGACAAGGGCGAGTCGTGGGCGTTTCAGTTGGTTGACGGGAATCTGTTCCTGACAGACACCATGGAGATCCGGAGGCGGATTGTAGAGGCTCATACGGACCTTCTGAAAAGCGAGTGGATTCTGGATCTGGAGTCGATTGTGGAGGGGCTGCGGAAACAGATCCGGGAAATGCAGGCCAGGTTGGACCGGCGATGATGCACAGTGATGTCATCTTGTCTGTGGTCGTGGTGGTTGTGAGCTTGTATTGGGTGCGTGGGTTTCAGGAAACCGAGAGGAGTAGTGGGATGGCTGAGAATCCGTTCAAGGTGGGTGATGTGGTGGTGTGTGTCAAACCATGTGAAAGTGTCATGGAAGAGGGCAGTGAGTGGGTGGTAACGGGGATCGGTGGGCAGTACGTGTATTTTAATAATGATCCGGACAGCGGCTGGTATGCCGACAGGTTTAAACTGAAGGAGCCTGATCTACCAGAGTTCAAGCCCGGTGATGAGGTTCAGTGCATTCGCGATAAAGGCATGGAGCACGAGATCACAAAGGGTCGTGTGTATCGGGTCAGGGATTGTGGCGACCGGCACGTTCATCTGGAGGGAGTTGTCCCGTGGGTATTCAAGGACCGGGTGCAGTTGGTCCCAAAGGTTCCCGAGCCGGCTACCAACGTCCACTGTGGTGGTCCCTATGTTGCGGTCAGCGAGCACAGTCGGGTATGTGTGGAGCTCGCCAATGAGCGTGCCAGCAGTGGGCAGGTGATTCAGCAATTGAAGGACGACTTGCATATACTGGCCAAGGATCACACAGCACTGGAGAAGCAGCGAGACCAACTGCAAAGCGAACTTGCTCATGCGAGGGCTGGTGGCATGTCATGCTGTGCCCCAGAGTGGACTCCGATGGAATGGACTCCGCTGCAGCGTGCAGAACAGCCACAGCAGTCACAACTCGACCGATGGGCTGAAATTGCCTTGCCGGCGATTATTCAGGTGGAGTGCGGTTCGCACGGGATATCGGATAACGAGGTTCCCGGGATTGTTACCATGGCATACGTGGTGGCACGAGCCATGATGCAGAAGCAGTGTGACATGCGCTGGGAAGAGTAGAGATCGTTCATCACTTTCTAAGGAAACCACAATGAAAAAGGCTTTGATTTACGCTCGGGTGAGTTCACAGGAGCAGGCGGTGTCGGACACGGCATTGCCATCACAGGTGAAGGGGCTGCAGAAGTTCGTCGAGCAGGAGCAGATTGCTCTGTATGACGACACGAACTGTGCGTGCCCGGGCGTGTTTGTTGACCCCGGAGTATCTGCCAGCAAGGTTCCGCTGTTCAACAGGCCCGGATTCGTGGCACTGTGGGCGTGCCTGAATGATGGCGATTCCGTTGTCGCTGAGTCGATGAGCCGGATGTTCCGCAGTGCGCTGGACTTCGCTCAGTCGTGGCAGATATTCGAGAAGCGTGGCATCAATCTGATCTTTCAGGTCGGGCAGATCGACATGTCTTCTGCCACCGGAAAACTGATTGCCTCGGTTATGGCGGCGTTCGCTCAGTTCAAGACCGACATCATGTCTGAGCGGATCAGAGAGGGTCACGCTGCCAAGAAGCGGGCTGTGCAGGAAGGCCGGGAGTATAAGAAGCACAAGCCTGCGGCAGATCCTGTCAAGCCAACCACGGTCTCTCAGGTCGTGGCTCAGTTCACAAAGAAGGAGAAGGAGGAGAAGCCGAAAGGCCGGATCTGGTCTTATGCTCGAGTGTCGACCGATGGGCAGACCACCGAAAGTCAGATGGCGACCATTGAGCGGCTGGAGTCGCAGTACATGGATCAGGGGTATCAGGTGGTTGAGCAGCCGTACGAAGAACAGGCCGTGTCTGCGTATCGCATGGCGTGGCGCGAGCGACCGATGGGCAAGGTGATATTCAATGGTGCCCAAAAGGGGGACGTGATTATCGCTGCCCGGCTGGATCGTATGTTCCGATCGATCTGGGACATGTGCGGCACGCTTCAGGAACTGGAGGAGCGTGGTGTATCTGTTCGTGTGGGTAACTGTGTGGCGACAGATACTCCTGCCGGTCGCATGATGCTGGGGCTGCTCGGGGTTATGAGCGAGTTCGAGTCTGCAGAGCACTCGGAGAAGATGACTCGTATCTTCGAGTTCTGTCGTGCTGAGCGCGGCAAGTGGCTGAGTGCCACTGTACTGCCATCGTGGCTGCGGGTGCATAAGGATGAAAAGGGCGAAGTGTCATTCGTCCCGTGTAAACGGCTGATTCGCGATATCCTGCTGCTGAAAGAACTGTCGAATTCAGGACTGAAGCACGAAGAGGCGTGTGATGAACTGGAGCGGATATCAGCTGCTCGCGAGAACCGCCCGATTCTGCCGTCGCATAAGGCTCCTCAGAAGTCCCTGTCCAAGAAGATCAAGCGGGAGTATGGCGAGGAAGCACAGGAGAGGTTTCGCCTGTGGTGCAAGGTGCGAGGAATCACGGAGTGGGAAGAACTCTCTCGTCCGATGAGTTACGAGTACGCTCGCGATGTGCTGCGCAAGTGGGACAACAGTGATCTCTCGAAGTACATCGAAACACTGGGGCCGGAAGGTATTGAAGCCATCATGCTGGACGCTGCTCAGTTGGATGCTGAGTGCCCGCAGTGGGATAAGAAGCGGAACGCCAGGCTGGTGCGGCAGATGAAGAAAACCGGCGAGCTCACGGTGTCGAAAACACGGAAGATGGTTAACCCGGAGATCGTGTATGTCTGAGTTGAAACAGGAGGTCGGGTTCATGCCGTACGGTATCCGCTGGCTAATTCGAAGTGATCTGGACCGTGTGGTGGATCTGGAGAAGTGGTCGTGCCGTGACCCGTGGACACATGAGGATTACGTGGCAATCCTGAAACAGCGGGACGTGATCGGCACTGTGATCATGGAACCGGAGCAGGGGCAGTGGGGGACCATTCAGGGCGCCATGGTGTATCGGCTGAAGAAAGACCGGCTGATTATTGAGCGGATGTTCGTGAACACTCTGGAGCGACATCATGGTTATGGGTCCGCCATGATTCAGAGGATGATCGACAAACTGTGTACCGTGGGTCGCAGGTGCGTCGTGTGTGATGTGCCGGAAGAACAACTGGATGTGCAGTGCCTGCTGAGGAAACACGGATTCATCGCGACCGTGGGCAGAGACTGCTACGTGATGACGTATGAGAAAAAGGAGGTCTGACCTTGAGTGAAGTCAGCACAATAAGTCTGAGGCAGGATGGTGACTCGGAACTCGTTTGTCAGGCTGCGATCGCAATCATGGCGGGCCTGATGAGCAATCCGAACGTGGTCGTAGAAAATCGCCTTGATGGATGGGGGCTGTGCAACACTTCGGTGGAAGGGTTGGCAGAATATTCATGGGACTGCGCCCGTGCATTCGCCTGGGCGAGATTGAGCAGCAAGAAGAAGGAGTAACTACTTCACATCCTCCCGGAGCATGCGCGTCAGCTCTCTGGGATCAATCCACCATCGTCTCCCGACCTTCAGTGCTCTGAGGGTCTTTTTTTTGCACCAGTGATGCACGGTTCGAATATGAACCTCGATGCCACTGAGTCTCAACTGCTCCACAAACTCGCTCGGGCTGAGCCGGGTTACCAATGCGGCCACACTGTCTCTCCATATTCGTGGCATGTAGTGCCTGCGTTACGCTCACGTAAGGATACAAAGAGATTTTCTTGAGACAATAGCGACAGTGGCGACGGGAGCGAAAGTCTGCATATTTCGTGGTTTCATGCTGGCGGGTAGACATACCGGGCATGAGCGACACACCCGAACAAACCTTAACGTCTCAGGCTCCGGAAGCCCCGTCTACTGCCCCACCGGCACAGACATCTGGCGTCCCGAATCTGCGGTCAATCATGGAGTCTGTGGGTACAGGATCGGCAGAACAGCCGGCACCGTCCTCACCGACCTCAACATCGCCCGCACCAGTCGCAGCACAGGTTTCTGCTGCAACAGCCTCGATTCGTGAAGGACTGGCGAAACGTGGGTTTACCATTTCGGACGACATCTCCTCGGACGATGCCGCGCTGGACACGATTGCAGAACTGATCGACGCTGCCAACCAAGTGCGCGAGGATCAGGGGTTTCAGGAATTCCAGAAATCACGGAACGAGTTCGACCAGTGGCGTCGGTCACGCATGTCTGCCGGTCAGACTGCTTCAACGTCCACGGTGGACGCTCCTTCCACCACACCAGAAACAAAGCCTGCGGTCAAAGGATTGTCGCAGGAAGCACGGTTGCTACAGCAACATGGTCTGATTTCCAAACAGGCGAACGGCACATGGGCATCGTCAAACCCGCAGTTTCAGGCTGCTGCCGACGAGGTCAATGCCTTCGAAGCGAAGACTCGCAACGCCTCGTTGCGGTTTGTCACAGAGATTGCGGAGTACGACAGCCCGGAAGATTGGGTGGCGGCTGTCATCAAGAAACAACTGGCATCCGGACAGGTGCCACAGAGTGCCGATCTGCAGGAACTGCACGAGCTCAAGAAAGAGTTGGCGGCAGAGAAGAATCGGAAGCGTGAGGCAGAAGTCTCAGGCTGGGTTGACGCCAATGCCAGCAAGCTGTTCGTCAACGGCGACAAGTCGAAGTTGTCGAATTACGGTCAATTGTACCAGCACTATGAGCAGGCTGCCCCGGCTGACGTTCAGTCGGACGCATTGGCTCGCCATCAGTGGGTACTGAAGTTAATGGCTCCGGTCGAATCGCTGCTGACACACCCACAGCAACAGGCGACCGCACCGGAGCCGCCTCCTACACGTCCATCGTTTCTCGGGTCGGCAGCCGCTCGCAGCAATGGTGCGGTCAACCGACTTACCAGTTTTCAGGGTCCAGCCGCTGCTGAGGGTGCGCCACCACCAGTGCTGGGCAAAGGGAAAATGCCGTCATTCGCGGGCTACATGGCCCTGAATGGCGCGAACGTCTCTCAGTAGTTTTCGTGCTCAACAATAGTCGCTCATAGGAATCATCAGCGATGCCACAGTTCATTCAGCCATCTGCACAGGTCCACATCAACAACGCACGGACCAGTGCTCCGAAGTACATGAACGACTATATCGACCTGACTCAGCGTCGGCACTTGCTGCTGTCGCTGATGAAGGAAAACGGCATGATCGAGTACAACGCCGGGGACGCCTCGACGATTTACCAGATCAAGGTTCGTGAGCACGCCGTCAGAACCAAGGTGGACACCACCCGCCTGACCTTCGAGAACAGTGATCTGTTCGAACAGTGCGAAGTGGACGTTCGGTCCTACGAAGTCTCCGACGTGCTGACGGAAGAACAGTACAAGAAGAATCAGGGCAACCGGCTGATCAACCTGCTGGAAGCCAAACTGAAGGGCATGAACACGACTCTTGCCCGACGCATGAACGAATACCTGTACCGCGACGGGGATCTGGCAGCCTATGCCAACGGTTTCCGTGGTCTGGAATCCTGCCTTGCGGACGACGGTAACACAACGGCAGCACGTCGTGTGGCCCTGCCGAGCGACACATACGCCGGTCAGTCGACCGCACTCGGGGCATTCGGTGGCACCTACTCCACGGACCTCGCTTCCGGGGATCGTTACACCAGCCTGTCGAACGACTACCCGCACGGGATCAGTTCGAACGGTTCGTATGACGCGAACAGCCCGCTGCTGATCAACTGGTCCTCCACTGCATGGCCTTCTGAATCGGCACTGTGGGAAGACAATCTGGAAGTGGTGCTGCGAGAGGCGACTGCCATTCAGCAGGTTCGCTGTGACAGCATCAACGCACCGATCATGTACATCATGCCTGCGAAGATGTACACGGCTGCCGAGAACTTCTACAGCCTGCGACACCGCATGCTCGCTCCTTACGGTGGTGAGCAGGGCTTCGCAGACCAGAACATTTCCGTTGACGGCGTGATCCTCAAGGTGGATTACGGCGTACCTGGAAACACCGTCTATGGTGTGTGCCCAGACCACATCGAAGCGTTCTTCTTCCCGCCGATGAACAAGGGTGAAGGAAACGCGATGACTGGCGACGAGGCATTCATCGACATGTTTGGCCCGACATGGGACGAGGCATCTGGTGCATACCTGATGCGTGCGGACGTGTACGGCAACCTCCGCATGTATCCGAAGTACCTGGTCAAGATGAAGAATTACGCTTGATCTGCATTTCGAACTGATTCGATTCCACATAGTTCACCTGAGTTCCTGATCCCTGAAGGGGAAAAAAGATGTCGAATTTTCTTCAAGCGGACATGCTGCGTGGCCGGAAGAACATTGTTGTTTCGCGCGACGGAAAGCTGGGCGAAGAAGTCCTGCTGTCTGACCGTTCAACTCCGGGAATCGGGCCAGAAAGTTCTCAGACTGGCATGTTCGTGGAAGCGATCATTGTGAAGGCTTCTGAAGTCCTGTCGTCTCCGGCAGGCAAAGGAGTGCACTTCACTGCGGCAGGCTATGGCACAATCATCGCCAACGAGTCGGCATCCGGCGAGATTTGCGATGGGATCGTGGATCCAGACCTGACGGGCAATCTGGCAGTGGACGACACGTTTCTGCTGTATCGCCGAGGTCCGATGCCGATCATCGCGTCTGCTGCGATCGTGGTCGGACCATTGAAGACCGCCAACGGTGGCAAGTTTGTGGCTGCGACAACCGAAGACGCTCCAACCCGATGTGGTCGACTGCTGGTGGCAGCTAGTGCAGACGGCGATGCTCGTCGGGCATTCATGGACTTCACGCGGCCCTGATCACTCCTGCAACGGGATATGCCGGGGGTGTGACAGTCACTCCCGGTGGTCTTTTCTGGGTCAGGGAAAAATGGTGATGGGCAATGAGCAACGTAACAAAACCCTCGAAGGTAGACCCCTACCGTATCGGCAACAGCATTGTGTGCCGACACTGCCGGTTCCCGAAACCGGAACATGAGTTCAAGCCGAACGCTGTCGTGTGCAACGAGTGTGCTCCTCAGTTCCGAGCAATTCAGCGGGCGGCAGTCACAGAAGACGAGCTCAACAAGACTGCATACCAGTTGGCTCTGGAGCGACTGCAGCAGACTTCCACCCCGGCGATTCCCGGTGGTGTCAAAAAGGCTAATCAGCTTCTGGGCAAAACCAGCAGTGAAGTGATTGCCGAAGCCCTGAAACGCCAGTTGGATTCGCTCGAAAAGGGCGTGCCGGTCAACGAAAAGTTGATTAAGGAACTGGCTCTCGGCCTGCAGAAAGCGGAGATCGAGCACGATCACGCGCTGAAGGGCCAGGGCGATGCGTTTGCCGGCATGAGCACTGAGCAGCTGACTGCCATCATGCTGGATCGTGCGATTAACGAAATGATCGAGAGCGTGGATATGCGGAAGCGGATCATGACGATCCTGATGAACCGCGTTCCGACGTTCTATGAGGAGGTGCTGGCACTGGCACAGGTCACCGTGCTGGAGACCGCACAATGACAGCGCCCGTCACACCCACGATTGATGCCAGCCAGTTCATCCGGGCAGCCAAGGAGTTGCAGGCACGGTTAAGAGACGGTCTGGAACTGCTGCGGGTGACCGACAAGCAGGCGGCCATTCTGTCGGACACCTGCTCTGAAATCATGCTCACAGGTTCCAACCGAGGCGGGAAGTCTCTGCTGGCTGCAGCCCGGTTCGCGTCCATCGTGCGCGATAAACCGATTACGACCATGGACGGTAAGAAGATTCACTGCCGTCGACCGGATCAGCGTGGTAAGGCTCTGGTGTGCTGGGTGATCGGGGACTACCTGAAGCACATTGGCCAGACCATCCACCGTGTTCTGTTCGAGGAGCGGCTGTTCGAGGTGGTCACGGATCCGGAAACCGGGGCTCTGCGTGCGTGGAATCCGGTGACCTTTCCATCTGACTGGGACATTCCGCCATCCAGCCGGCAGTATGCACCACCACTGATTCCGCCAAGCGAAATCAAAAAGATCAATTACGAGAACGCCGGGGCCAAAGAGTTCACATCGGTCGAGCTCCACAACGGCACCATGATTTTTGCTTTCGCCTCCTCGGGGGAAGTGAAGCAGGGTGATGCGGTCGATGAAATCTGGGTGGACGAGCATCTGGTCTACGATCATTACTACTCGGAATACGCAGCCCGACTGCAGGACCGTGACGGGCGTTTGTTCTGGTCGACGATCCACCGGGATGACTCGACAGCGTTCATGCTGGTCGAAGATCGCGCAGCGCTGCAGGCACGCGAGGTAGAAACCGGGGAACGGCAGCCGGAAGAAGTCAACACCCGGATGCACACCGTGACGATCGCCGATAATCCATTCATTCCAGAGAACGCCAAAAAGAAATTCGCTGAGCGTGTGATGGGTGAGCGGGATTATCAGGTGCGAGTTCTGGGGCAGGGGTCTCGCGACAGCATCCGAATTTATCCGGAGTACGATCCGAACGTCCATGTGGTCGATTACGCGGCTGCCATTCTGAATGATCCGGTCACGGAAGCCATGCGGAAAAACGGCTGGCGTCCACCGCGAGACTGGACACGTGAGCTTATTCTGGACCCCGGCACACAGAAGCCGGGCATCCTGTTTGGGGCAGTGCCACCACCGTCCATGTGGGACCATGGTGAGCCGTACTTCGTGGTGTATGACGAGATTTTCTTTCGTCGGAAAGATGCGTTCGAACTGGCCCAGATCGTGGATCAGCGGGAGCGTGGGTTCGTCTGGAATCGGTTCATCATCGACGGTCAGGCGGCACGTCAGAAGCCGATGGGATTCTCGCACACGATTGGCCGGCAGTATTCGCTGGCGTTTGAGCGATACAAAATCAGTTCACAGCAGACACAGTACACATTCATCCCGGGCGACCCGGACTTTGGGCAGCGATCGCGGCAGGTGAAAACGGCCCTGCGGATGCGTCCATGCGGGCGACCACAGTTGCGTATCGTCGGGCACGCCTGTCCGGAACTGATTCTGCAGCTGCGAAGGAATGTTCGGAAGACGGACAAGTTGGGCGATGCTCTGGAAATGCCCGCCGACAACCAGATCGACGACTTGAGAAACTGTCTGGAATACTGGCTGTCACGTCACCCGACGTACGTGGCACCACTGGAGCAGGAGCGACTGGCACTGGACGAAGGGTATCAGGCGTATCTGGCGAAGATGCGTTTGTACGCGGACTTTCAAAAGCAGGGTCCGGCTGAATCGAGCGACAACTCAGTGAACATTGGGATTTCGGCATAAGGAGCAATGAGCGTGCCTGCTGTAATGGAAAAGACAAAGGTGTACCGAAAGGACATGCCGCAAACCGGCGAGTGGGTCTTCTGGTACGCAAGCGGAAACGACAACCACGATCCGGCACCAGCGATGGTTCTTCGGAACGTGGACGGTGTGCAGATGGTGGCGAATCTGGAGGTGCATCTTCCGGGCGGGATCCTGTACCGCGATTCGGTCCATCACATGTCGAACACGGAGAATGCTCCGAAGAAGTTGGTGGCTAATCACGGGGCATGGGCGTGGGAACACCCACTGCGACCTGAGACGCACAAGAAGTAGCGAATGTACAACAATGCCAATCGATTAACGCAGGAGTTTCTGAGGCCACTCTGTGAGGTGTGGCGTGAGAGACTGAATGCGGCAAAGCGAGCGAAAGAGCCTTTCCAGAAGGTCTCCCGCCAGTGCATGGACTTTTTCCGTGCGGGCGCGGGATTCATGTGGGGCAATGAGCATCGCAATATGTTTTTCGATGGCAAGTTGCCCGTACCGCGATTCAAGATCACTGTGGCGCTGCCGTACGAATACGTGTCGATTTATGGTCCGCACCTGTTCTGGCAGTATGCCGGCAGAAAAGTGTTCAGCCAGAGGCAGGTGGAACTGAACCCGCTTCTGTTCGGCGACATCCAGAACGACCCGAATGCACAGGCCGCGTTTCAGCAGGCGAAGGCGGCGGACGATCAGGATCGGGCAGCCACGGCGTACATCAATGAACTGATCTCCTCAGTGCTCAACTGGGCACAGCGTGAGCAGCCAAATGGTCTGGTGAGTCACGGTCGCATGTGTACGGTCGAGGCACTGGTCACTGGTGGCGGGTTACTGGCTCCGGAAATCTACACGTTCCCGGGAAGCACAGCGAAACTGCCACGAAGCCGGTATGTGCCGATCGAATCTCTGCTGATCGACCCGGACTGCAAGGATCCGCTGTGGGAAGAAGCGGGGTGGATTGCTATTCGCCATTCGGATCCTGTCTGGCAGGTGGAACGCCGGTTCGGGCTCAAGAAGAACGCACTGGCGGGCAAGGGGCACCAGCAGTCTGCTGAGATGACGGCACGCGAGCAGTCCAATCACAATGGGTATCCCGGCAAGGGCACCCACGACATGATCACGTGGTGGGAAATCTACAGTCGGTGTGGCATCGGTCCTCGTACGGAGAAACTGAACCATGTGCTGCTCGACGAGTTTGATGATGCGATCGGGGACTATGCGTACCTGTGCGTTGCAGAGGGCGTGGACTACCCGCTCAACGCACCAGCAGAACGATTCCTGCAAGGGTCAGCCGAAGATGGGTCCGCGACCGCAGAGGAACTTGTCACAGCGTTCGAGTGGCGATTCGTTGGGTATGGAGATCCATTCCCGATTTGGAAGGATAATCGCTGGCCAGTCGAGCCCCTGATGTTCGACCGGATTCCGGGAACTCCATGGCCCATGCCACCAATGGCAGCTGGTCTCGGGGAACTGATCGCGATCAACATCCTGACATCGGCGTACGTTGACATCACGTGGACGAATCGCAAGCGAATCATCGGGTATCTGAAGTCCTGCGTGAATGATGTTGAGAAGGCGGTGAACAGCGATGAGTCATTCTCGTTCGTTGCCATCAACGACAACGTGCAGGGTGCGCTGAACAACATGATTCAGTTTCTGGATGCACCCAGAAGTAAAGAGGACATTCTTGTCGCCATTGAGAAACTGCGGGGCGACTTCTACCGTCGCGTCGGTCTGAACGAGCTGATGTATGGCGAGTCGTCTACTCAGATCCGGGTGGCGGCTGACATTCGGGGCCGATCGGAATCCAGCCAGATTCGTCCTGAAAAGATGAGTATGGACGTGGCTGAGTGGATGTCGCGGGTATCGCAGTCAGAAATGATGGCTGCCGTGATGTACACGAACGGTGAGGATCTGGTGCATCTGCTGGGCGAGCACAACGCTCAGGCGTGGGACATGCTGGTCAAGCAGATCCCGATCGAACGGCTGATGCGTGAGGCGAAGACCACGGTTGAGGCGTCTGAGTTGCGCCGTCCGAACCATGAGCGAGACACAGCGAATGCTCAGGCACTTCAGCAGTACCTGATGCCGGTTCTGCAGATGTACGCTCAGTCGAACGGCAACTACGAGCCGCTGAACGGGTTCATCAAGTCCATCGGGGAATCCATGGAAATGGATGTCTCTCAGTTCCTGATGCCATCGACGCCGCCTGATCCGGAACAGATGAAACTGCAGCAGCAGGCTCAGCAGACGGAGATTCAGGAGACGGCAGCCAGTGCTCAGCACAAGACGGCACAGGCAGCGAAAGCCAAGGCAGAGGCTGTGGCGACACTGGCAGAGATTGCTGGTGGGGATGGTGAGTCTCCGGAAGCGGGGCCGGATCCGATGCTCGAGCAGGCTCACATGCAGAAGATGCGACACAACGAAGAGTTACACAACCAGAAGCTGATCGCGGAGCAGGAAAAACTGGTGCAGGATATGGTCGTGACAGAGGCCCAGGCTGCACTGGATGAGAAACTGAAGAAGCAACAACTGGCACAGAAGAAAGCGACAGGACCGAGGACATGAGCAACACCCGAATCAAAGTACCCCGAGAAGTGAAGCAGTGGGAGGCTGAGGGCCTGCTGTGCGCCGGAGGTGTAGCACCTTCGCAACATTATCGGCAGTGCATCCGGGAGGGATCGTCTGAAAAGTTTGCACTGGATCTGGTGGCACTGGCACTCGGCAAGGCGAGCATGGGCACAGGGATCACGGACGACGTGTACATCGCGGATCAGAACCGGCACGGCAGAACCATTCTGGACCGCATGGGTGGCAATGAACGAATGGTGGATCGTCTGGCGAAAGCCCTGTGGAAGAAGCACGGGTATCGCCTGAAGCCCACAGATCACTATGTGGAGTCAGTAGCACGGTACACGGGTGATATCGATGCAGTGGTGACGCACGGGAAAGGACTGGCCGACCTGAAGCGGAACCTGAAGAGGCAGGGCCGGACCATCAAAGGCGAGATTGAGATCAAGGGTGAGGACACAGGGCCGCGTAAGCGAAAGCATCGCCTGCATCCGCGAATTGTGGAGCGTATCCGTCAGCAGAAGATTCAGGCGAACCCGGACCTTGCGAGGACGGATCAGCGGAAGCTGCGGGCGGAAATTGTGGAGCGACATGGTGCGAAGAAGGAGACGGTGTAATGCCAATGGAAGAAGAAGTACGGGATGTCACCCCGGCACAGTTGAGGTGGATTCACACGGCGATGCGTCGGACGTTTGTGGAACCATCACAGGCGGCTGGAGCGATGATTCGCTGGATGAAGAATGTGAATGAGGATCTGCTGATCCTGTCTTCACGAATCGCTGAACTGGAGCAGGCAGCACCTGCCCCTGCGAAGACATCAAAGAAACGGTCGCCGGCACTGCCTCCCGAGGAGGAACTGGCACCACCGGCTGCTGATACCACAGAAAAGACGGAACCAGTTTCAGAGGTCTAAGGATCTGCCGTGTCTACTGATTACCTCACAATTCAGGACGCTTACGAGCACCTTCTGGATGTTTTTGACAGCGATGGCAAGAACGTCCACAAGGTTGGTCGGACGCTGCGCCGTGCGGTTGCTGAGGCGTATCGACGGTTTCCGTCGTTGCACAATTGGACATGGCTGATTCGTCAGGCTGTATTGACAACCACCGCACCATACGAAACGGGCACGATTGCCTACAGCGCGTCCACTCGGCAGGTGACTTTGTCGGGTGGCACATGGCCCTCGGACGCGGAATTCGGATTGCTGACGATCGCAAACATTCGATATGGGGTGGAGCGCCGCAACAGCGGTACGGTGCTCACGCTTCGATCGGATTCATGCCCAGCAAGTGACATTGCCTCGGGGACCACCTTCCGGTGGGCGCGTTACAATTATCTGCTTCCGGCGAACATCGGCGACATCCGAGAGTTGACGGATCCGAAAACTCTGAGCCGGTTCTATCGGCAGACTGTCAACGACGGGTTCTTTCAGACAGAGATCCCGGGCGTGTCTCGGTTTCCTGCAGGATGGTCCGTAGTGCCGAGCGTGCGACGACCGGGCCGCAAGGAACTGGCGTTGTCATCCGTGCCAGAAACGGCACGCACACTGAAGTTTCTGTATGACGCGCGATGGGGCAGCCCGTCCGTGACTGAGATATCTACCGGCACGGTCAGTGTGGTTGGTCAGGTGGCGACATTCAGTTCGGCAATTCTCACAGACGCATGTGAGGGGGCTGTGCTGCGTGTGGCATCCGGATCTACGAAACCGACATCACCGTATGGAGTCTGGTTGAATGAGGATGACGGGGACTCACTGAGCCCGCCTGCCTTCTCACGAATCATCCTTGAGGTGACATCCACGACCACTGCGGTTATCAGCGAGGCACACACGTCTGACCTGTCGACGAAAGCGTTCACGATCAGCAGTCATGTGGATGTGGAACAGAACAGCATGTGGGACTGCTTTCTCCGGTACTGCGAAGTAGCGTACTACAAGCTGACAAGAGCGGACAACAAGATCATTGCGAACGCAGAGGCGATGGCGAGACAGTCTCTCATTGAAGCACAGATCGCAGACGCGGCACGTATTCCTGACATGTCCTCCGGAACCAATCTTGTCTGGAGGCCAGTGATCATCGAATGAGCAGCATCGCATATGAAGGATATCGAACGACAAAGGAAGCCATCAAAGAGATGGCCCGGCAGAAGCTGTTTCGCGCGGCTGGAAACGACACGCTGCGGGGCGTTGCTCCGGAGGCTGTGGTAGGCCGGTTTGCGGCGAGACAGGATCCGAACAATGAAGGAGATCAGGGAGAAAACAATCTGCTGTTGCCGGGAATCGTGATATCGCACGTGCGACACACGCGACCACCAACGGGCGGCGAGTTTGATTACGACGACGGGATCATTCAGCAGTTGGTGCAGATCGTGGATCGCATCAATGACAAGGACGACGAAAGCATTGAGTCCTACCTGAAGTGGCAGGAGGACATCCGAGAGACACTGCAGACGAACCCATACAGAAACGTGACGCACCCGTTCGGGAATATTTACTACGTGCAGGTGTCAGAACAGGTCGCACCGGGCAATGAGACATTCGTAATGAGGCAGGCCAAATTGGTACTGCAGGTGAATCTGTACACGCGGACGCGAATAAACAGGGAGACGCTTCAGCATGGCAATTGATACGATAACAGTGGGACGTCAGGTCCGCGTGAAAATTGGAAACAACACCGTGTGCATCGCACGATGGCAGCCGAGGGTCACTCGGGAAATCGTGAAGAACGCGGACGGATCTATCTGCGGAGACATGTGGCATCCGGTGAATCGAATGCGAAAGGGTCGGCGAATGATCGCTGGCTCTATGTTTTTCGACATCACTGGTTCCGTCCTGACGCACCTGTTGGCATACCTCGGGCTCACAAATCCGAGCGGTGCCATCTACAACCTTGGTGCCACAGGCAACCTTGTGGAATTCACAATGTTGGTGGACATGGGGGCTGCGGTTCACAGTTACAGCAACTGCGTGATCACTGGCTGGGCACTGCGAGGCAGTAAAGGCGGAAGGCCGCTTCAGTTGCAGGTCAACATCGTGGCTGAGGCGGAAACGGATCCGGGCGGGTCTGCGTTTGCTGATGCTCCATTAGTCATTGAGGATATCTTTTCGTTCACTGACATCACTGTGTCGACGTTTGACAACGGTGCCGGGTCGGATGTGACGCTGTCGATGGATCGCTTTCTGATTCAGGTGGATTACGGGGTGGTGGTGGAACACAACTCCTCGATCAACCGCACTGGTGCAAAAGCGGGCGAGGGCACTGCGATCTTTGCCACCAGCACGCCGTATATTTCGACCCGCAAAGATATTTACTGGAACTACCGAGATTCAGAAGGCCCTATCGACGGCACGTTGACGTTCGCCAATGCAGACACCACGGTGGAAATCGTGATGCCGGCAGGCGTCCCGATCACTGAACTGCCGCCCGTCATGGGCAAGTCCGACCAGTTACGAACACCAGTGACGCTGGATCTGTGTCGCACAGACAATTCAGGGACACGAGTAGCGCCACTGACACTGACAATTTCCTGATGGTGTAGCGTTCTCGCTACTATTACACATGCTCATAGATGATGGATATTCCGAGCGACATGGGGAGTACCTCATTCGCCGGCTGGTGAAATCGGAGCGGATGATCCTGCAGCGATTGTTGCAGGAGCGCCGCACATGGGAAGCAGAGAAGTTTCTTTTCAAATCTGGCCGCGTGACCTCGATTATTGGCGAGGAGGTGATCCCGGAAGAGAGTGAGAAGCAGGCACTGGCAGAGGCACTTGTCACGTGGCCAACCGAGGAAGCGGAACTTCTGAACCTGCGGCAATCCGTTGCCCTTCTTTTGAAGACGCCACTTCTCGGACTGCGATCCTGCGAGATGTGCAAGAGATGGTGGTTTGATCCGGATACGAACAAGATCGTGCGTGTGGGCACTGCTGATCTTCTTAGGCCGCCGCATGCTCCGGTTCCATGCGACACAGATGCTGGATGCTTGAAGGGGCACTGGAGCAATCCACTGGAGATGAGCCCGAAGAACAGGAAGGCGTGGAATCACTGGTTGGAATGGAAGTATGTGGGGTGTCCGGATCCGCACGACGCGATCCTGAGACGAAACTGGAGATGGTTCGAGGCACTGGCGGCACATTATGGACTTGGCAAAAATAGCAGAACTGCTCGGAAGTAAGACTGAGGGTGACCCCGGGTTTCAGGACACCGAGGAGTCTCAGTTCTTCGTGCATCTTCTGCGCATGGATGATGTGGACAATCGGGCTGCTGCCATACGTCAGCCTATTGATCCCATCGAACAACCGGAAGCATCTGATCAACAGGTGCAGGAGATTAAAGAATCAGCAGACCTCCTGACGAGCTCAGGGGATGATACTGTCGCAGAGCCTGCGGCGACCGAGTCGGCCAATGTTGCTCCCGAAGCGGAACCGTCGCAGGCTCTCTTTTCTGAAGGCCCGACAGCAAGCCCAAGTCCACAGGAGATTGAGGAGGGGCCTGAAGCCCAGCCAGTGCTGTCTGATGCGACGGCAGTAGACGACGCTCAGCCGGCAGAGATGTTTCTGGATGCTGAGACGGACGGGCAGCCTGCCGAGATAACGTCAGAATCCGGACCAGACGCTGAGGCGGCTGACCTGTTTCGAGAAGATGGTCCCGATGCTGAGGGTATTGTCCAGCAGAGAGACGACGGTCAGGATGCTGCTCCCGCAGTGCAAGAGCGTGAGGAGTCACCAGAAGCGCAGGCTCCGGAGATTCTGCGAGATGCTGGTCCAGATGCTGAGGCAGCGGTGCCACAGCGATCAGATGGGGAGGACGCAGCCCCGCCGCAGGTGTTTCAGCAGGAGGGGCCAGAAGCACAGTCATCAGCACAGGCTCCGCCCGATGAGTTTCTGGAGATCAGCACCCCATCACCGCGCGGAGAAACCACACTGGTGGTTCCTGAAACCCTGATGGAAGCGGGCTTTATGAATGTGCTCCGTCTGTTCGATACCACTGTGCGTGTGCCAGACATCCAAATTGGAGAGACACCACCTGTTATTCCAGTCGAGGGTGTAGACCCGGCAGATGTGCGCAGCAGCACGGAGGGAGCGGAAATGATGCTCACAGGATTGTCTCGCAATATGGTTGAATTGGAGAGGCGACGATGACAATTTTGCGGTGGGGAAGTTATCAGCACGATCAGGATGAAGTGGGCGTGCGTATTCAGTACCGCGCTGTTATGGACGAATTTGGCCGGCGAATGGCGGATATACACACGTGGCATATTTTGGGTGCAAAACATGTTCCGATTGAGAGCACCCATGAGGCTACACAGGCCAACGTCACGAGCGCACTAACGAGCCTGGAAATGGCGTACTTACAGGACTACCAAAACCTGCAGTTGTTCCTGAATAATGGTGCGCCAACACGACACAACATGTTCAACTTCCAGATGTTCGGCGGCACGCATGTGATGGCATTCGGGTACATGGATGGCCCGTGGAAGATGCGCACTGAGTACGCCAATATGAGGACGTTCTACGCTATCGTGCAGGGTGAGGAGCGTTACGGTAGTGGCTTGTACTCATGGAATGAGAAACTAACCATCAAGGGCACGGGTGGTCCGAAGTTTTTATACATGCCACAAATGGTAGGTCCGCCGATTCCGCAGATTGTGCAAACAGATACCACGTTTTACTACATCCAGGAGGGCAGGGCTGTCGGTCGCAAGGCATACATCATTCCGCCAGACCCACTGTATCCGGGCATCGAGCATTTAGACCAGCGAGTTATCACTTACGGCACACCGCTTGAGTATCGTTTTAACAAGGCTGCCGGCACATTCGATAAAGAAAAATTCGTGACTCAGTGGCGGTATGTGATGGAAGCCACCTCAGCGCAGGGCTTCGAGTCATTTCCAGACCCAAACACGGCATTCTGATGAATCAAGGCTACTTTTCATTTCCGGGTTTGCTGTACCCAAAAGAGCTGGAATACACTCAGCAACTTGGGGTGCGCCCATCTATTATCGCTATGCGGGCGATTCCTCAGTCCTCGAACATAGCGGCGACTGGCCCGGTCACGCTCACATACACATCAGCGATTCAGTTGCCGAATTGCATGATCGATTCAGCGACGATCTACATGGATGTGAAGCGTGGGTGGATGCTTTCGGTTACAGCACTGGACCGGCGGTGGAGGTGGTCGCGAGTTCCTCCAGTGTCCGGGTATTACAACCTGCGACGTGCCGGTATTCCGGCAGGTGCCACACAGCAAACTCTCCGGCAGTTATGCACACTCCTGCTGACCGCTATGGGTGAGGCGTCTGCTAATGTGGGGGCGGTCAGCGAGGACATCTACCCGGAGGTGCGATGGAACTGTAAGCCTCCGCATCTCGCCCTGCAGGAACTGATGCACGAGTACGGGTACGACGTTGCTCTAGGGTTTGACACGGAAGCAGTAAAGGTGGTTAAGCTCGGTGTGGGGGCGGCACTCGGCACATCTGGTGCGATGATGGTGACAAGTACGCTTGACCCGCCGACACGTCCGCAGTATGTGCGAACCTGTTTCAATGACTCCTATGCACAGGCGAGGCTAAAACTGAAGGCCGTTGGCATGGAGCCTGATGGGACATGGAAAGTGCCGAATGACTTATCGTACAGACCCACTGCAGGATGGGAGAAGGAGGATCCTCACACGCTGCCAACAGTCAAGGCGACCGCCAGTGCTACAGCCTACAACGCTGGAATCAAAACACACCTGCGGGCATACGCGATAGACAAATTCGCTGATGGCACACTGGCATACCCAGACGGTTCTGGTTCACTCAGTTTCATTGAGCAATTGTTGCCGCTGGAAAACCGTCTGCTGGCGACTGAGACATCGCGATCAGATGGTAAGGCGAAGCCATTCAAAGTGTATGGCAAAGCATACGGATATTACAAAGGTGAGCCATCTCGATTCATCGCGTCTGGTATCGACGACGAAATCGTGAATGTGGATTGCTGGCTGGATGGTGAGGCTGGCATTCTATGGTTCGCACAGCCGATGTATCAGACGGACGGATCCACGTTTGCAGCAGCAGAGCTGTATCTGGAGTGTGCATTCAGGGTGCGGCACGCCACTAAGTTTCACTTTCTGCATTACGAGAAAGACGTATCAATAGGAGGGTCCGGGTACGGCTATCACACCGTGCAGTATCCAGATGCGTTCGCACGGACGGTCATCTCTTATGGTGCCGGACAGACAGTGTCCTCTGTAACCACAAACCAGTCTGATCTGGATGCGATAGCCACCGCTGTGGCTAACTCTGTGTCCTCTCAGTTTGTAGCAGAAGGCGGGCAGATGGTGGTGTATTGCGAGCCGAACTTCGCACTGCGTTGTGACGGGGCTGTTCATCAAGTCAAGCACATTCTGTCGGACGATACGTCTCACCCTGGCAGTTATTCCATCGCATCGCGATATCAGGAGTTCGACAGGTTCATCCTGTCGCGACCGGAACGCATGGCCGCAGCAGCAGATGTGATTGATCAGGCGACGGCACGATCTCGACGGGCAATCACACTGAAGAAGGAGGCGGCTGATGACTGACAGAATAGCCGGGCGTGAGCGATCTCCTGCTCCTGTTAAGCACACGCTACAATGGATCAATGCGGCGGGGTCTTCTGTGCCAGCCTTTGGAGTGATCTGTCTGACGGCGTTTAACAACACGACCGGGCAGTACACTGCTCAGAAGCATGATGGAACAGCGCACCTCACCTACGTCAACGGTCCTGCTCCAGTGGCGAATGGGGCGTATGGCGGCAGCATGGACTGGTCCGCGTCGAGACTAGCGCTGGTGGCGTCCGGGGTCACGCTTGGACAGGAAGTGGGGCCTGTAGGTGACAGTTGGGAGCTGAGTGGTGCCGGCACGGGGTTTGTGGTGTTCTCAAACAGAGACGCCGTTACGGGCACAGCTGCCGTCGTCAAGATCGGTGGTGGTGGCGGTGGTGCTGTAGTGCTCGGCATCGTGTCGGAGGATCTCGGGAAAGGGTATTACACGATCGAGTTAGCGGAATGGGGTGGCGAGACACCAGAGTGCGACGAGGAAGGCCCAACAGGTTCGGCGGAGGATTGCGATCCCTGTAAGCCGAGTAACGTGTCAAACTTTAATGCGTCACTATCCGGGTATGAGGGGTTGGGGTGCGGGGATGATCCAATCCTACCCCCTTTCAGACGTCAGCACATCGGGACTGGCGTGTATGTTCTGGCATATGACCCCGCGTCCGTGCTGGTCCCGCTCGAACTGAACACAGACTGCATTGTAGCCGACACAGGCGCTTCGAATGCGTTGGTGGGCTCAGGGGCGACTAGTCTCGACGAGGAGCCAGTGTGGCATGTCGTGAGGGGATATCAGACTCACACAGTACAGTTCAGAGAAGAGAAAGAGTGCTGTGACGGGATAATTGTGGTGACGCGAAAACAGGCGATATTTTTCGCAGCTCGTGTGTGTGATGTGCAGATATGCTCGAATTGTGATCAAACACAGACGGAAGGCGAGCCGCCGTAAGGTGAACTGCCCGAACTATGAACTTTAAAAGAAGATGTTATGTCTAAGAAAACACCACTAGGGATGCCTCCATTCTTCGGCACGACAAGCATAAACCCTGAGCCGTGCTGCACAGAGGACCCCGGTTGCTCCGGGTGCTGCGGTCGCGACTGGGACGAGCTTCCTGAAACCCTTGAGTTCCGGATCTCCTCGATCGGTCTCGTTTCACGGCCATTTAACTTCACTGGTACTATGTACAAACTCCCGTACCAGCCTGATGGCTGCAGGCAGTGCATAGTCCCTCAGAAAACACTGCAGTACCAGTCGCAGTTGATCAAGGTGTTAACTGATCAATTTCCTGGGGGGCTCAACGGTAGCAGTGGGGACTCAGAGACCTGTTGCGTGCAGGTCGCTTTGGTGGCGTCGTGCAGCGACGGAGAAACGGTATCGATTGAGCCTCCTGCAGGGACAGAGATAATTCCGCCATACGATCCTCCATTGGCCGCTGGAGAATGTTTTTGGGGCCTGCACGTGAGGTGGACGGGCGGTGACAGGCTGTCAACATGGTCAGACGTGACACCTGCTGCACAGAATGAAAGCACGTTCCAGTTATCAAGTTGCAACCCTATCGAACTCGACTGGGCTGCAGGTACATCCGAAGGGATGCCAGCCTGTATTTTGGGGAACTCAATTGCTCCGGGGTATTCTCTGGAGATAAAGGAGTCGGGTGTAGGAGCGGGTGATCCAGCAGAGGCGTGCAGGTATTTGTGCTGTGCCGTACTGACGGAGGTGTTGTACGCTGAAATAGAATCAGACTGTGCGGAGTTGCATGATAAGGTGGTGGAGTTGCGGTTCGGTAACGAGAGTTGGAGTGGCGAGATTATACTTGCTGATTGTGAGGGTTACAAAATTGTTGTGACGCAGCATGAGCGATACGCCGAGTTAGACACATGCCCGCTGATCATAGAAGTGTTCAGCCTAAAAAGAGGTCGGTGCTTTACGTCGACGCAGGACCTCGGCACAGCGCCCGCATGCCCTCCATGGTCCGCATCGGGAACTATTGCAGCAGCCTGCGGAGCGATATGCGGTGGTCAATCAATCTCAATTACTATTAACATGTGATCAATATGCGAGAAGAATGCCTGCAGTTTAAAGGACGATCTCGGGATCTGTGTGAAGGTCGTGGTCTCGATGGGCGACTCACTCCTCCACAGATCGCTGTCGACCAGTTCCGGGAGTCACGGGGACTCGAACCGATCGTGGTAACGGAAACCAACTTCGCCCGCACGATCCCTTATCGACAGCAAACGCGGCTGAAGGTCTCGTTGATCGGTGACCGGCTGGCGAAGATTTTCGCGGAGGAGTGGGGGGCGCTGCCGTGCGGCAAATGCAAAAATGCCATCGTCAACCTCAACAGCATGACGGTAGAGCAAGTGCAGGCGAACAGGGCGAAGATCGTTTCAGACATTGCGTCACGCGCGACTCAGTCTGTGCCGCAGTGGTGGGCTAAAGTCCTGACATCAGCCAGCGCGTTCCTGCACTTGGGTGGAACGGAGTACCTGATCGGGAAATACTTGGACCGAGCGTGCAGGGTGGAGGAGCCAGCCGATGGGTCGATCACCCCGTGATGTGATTGCTGTCGCGAAACGCAACCTGACCAGGAGGAAAAAACAACTTCCTCTCACCCGTATCGGCACGCCACAGCGTACCGACTGGGAGAAACGGATCAGCGACCCCAGCAACTTCCGTGATCTGCGGCATGCTGTGAAACACCTGACATACCACATGTACCCGGTGGCAGCTGCTGATGAGAGTTGGAACTGGAATATTGAGCAGTTACAGAAGCGGTGGTCGCTGTTCAACGGGAAGAAGATTCTCGGGATCAACACAGACGACAGTACCGCTTCTGTTGATGAAGTGATCGACGCATGCCGGAAGCGTGGCATGGTGTGGGACCATGTGCTCACTCGCCAGAATGACGGCAAACTGGGCGAGGTGCTGACATGGGTGCCATCGCTGCAGTTACTGAACCCGGGAGCAGCGGAGCCGAACGAGGTTGTGTTCTCCGCGCATGCCAAAGGGGTGAAGTATGGGGTATGCCCACCACTGATCCGGCGGTGGACTGACTGCATGTATCGAGCGAACCTCGACTCATGGTTTTTGGTGAGGCAGCAGTTGCAGTGGTATTTGGCGACAGGTGCATTCCGGGCACGGTGGTCTGGAGCGGGTGCCTACTCAGGTGCGTTCTGGTGGTGGCGGTTGCACGACATTGGTAAGCGTGAATGGTGGCGAGTGCTGCCGATCTACCCGGGTCGTGAGGTGTGGATCGGAGGGCAGGCACGATATCCAGAACTGGGCTGCCTGTTCCATGACAACTGCGGACAACTGTACTCTGATACGTATTGGAAACACGAGGTGCTTCCGCAGTGGGAGTTGTTCGCACCCAAACTGACCCCGGACCTCAACCGACCACACAAGCCGATCGCTTACCTGATCAGCAGTCACTTCAGTTACGCCCCGATGGCTCTGCCACGACTGCTGGACTCCATGCTTGCGAGTGGTGTGAAGCCTGAGCAGATATTCGTGGTGATGTGCGGCTGCCAGAGAGAGTTCGACCAGAAGACCACGAAGGGCACGTTCTGGTACGTCAGCCATGAGTCACGCAACTTCTGCACATTCGTAGAGGCGGTGGATGAACGCAGGCGCGAAACGCTGGCAGAATTTGACCACGTGTTCTGCCTGCTGGACACGTCCGAGGTGGGTCCGAAGTTTGCAGCCTTGACTGACGATTTCGATCGTGAGTATGACGCGGTGGGTGTGTGCCCTATTCAGGGTGAGCAGCGAGCTATGTGTGATCTGGCTGCGTACAGTCTCGATCATTTGAGAGCGAACAAGCACCACATCGACCAGTTCCGAAATGCTGAGCCATCTGTCAACTGGGACTGGGAGGGGCGGGTATTTGAACTGGCGGAACGGAAGTGGTTCTACGGGCGTGAGCGGTGGGGCACACTGCCGAAGGTGCCGGAGGATTACGAGAATTACGGCAAGCAGGTCGTCGCAGGCCCACAGGATGTGTACGGCACGGGGTCAATGAGGATTACGGAATACTACAAGTACGCGGACATGTTCCGCTTCAAGAGTAATTGGGGGCAGAATCCGTTTCTGCTCGATCGCGTTTAACAGGCAGGTACGTGACCGTCATAGTTCGGGGTGGAGCAGGCACCCCGCAGTTTGGATCGGGACGCCGGGGCCGATTCCGGTGATTCCAAACAGTGACACACTGAGAGCTCGGCGTGTAAAACATGCCGGGTTCTCGGCGTTTTGGTAGTGACATCACTACCGCTGACAGGGTAATCTGACACTCAAAGGAGAGTTTTCACATGGCCGAGTTTCCGAACTTCCGTCGTAAATACAGTCCGTCTGCACTCATGCAGGGTGTTCAGCAGCAGAATCAGCGGCGATACATGTCGCCTGCGATCACCCCAAATGCGGGCATGGGCAACGCACAGGGCAGGATTTCTGCTCTGGCTCCGGCTGCCGGCATGAGCACCAGCAACCCGACCGGGGCACAGACGATGGGGCCTGCCAATAAGCCCGGCGCTTTCACGCAGCAGGATTACGACGAGTATATGAAGCAGCAAACCGGCGTTCCCGGGATGCCCGGAGCACAGAACCTGCTAAATGTTAAAGTTCCTGAGCACCTGAAGCAGTTTGCTCCATCGGGAAAGCCTCAGACGCTTCCGTACCAAATGCCCGCACCGGGCACACAGCCATCCGCCACGGTTCCTGTTGAGTTTCTGGCAAACGGTGCAGCCCCAGCCTCCGCTCCAGTTACGACCCCGCAGTCACGAACTGCAATTCCATATGCTGGTATGTCTGGAAGTATGGGGGCTATTCCGTTTCCTGCTGGTGGTCCCGTGCCTGCACAGCCCCTGTTAAGCCGATCGCCCGCCACTGGTGCTGCGGTTGGGTCGCCATTGCCCTATGGTCGCCCGGGAGAGGTCGTCACTCAGGAGCTGGTGAGCTTCGAGGAAGATTTCGGCAACAGGCTGGCTGAGCAGAATGGTCAGCAGGCTGCCGCACCGGGGGTCGCTCCATCAGCTATTCCAAGTTCTGGGCGGGCGCCAGGGCCTATTATGCAGCCTGCTGAGGCACCGGGGGTGTACGCGCCACTGAGAACCAATCAGGCGGGACAGCCTATGTATCCGTTTGCGCGGTATGACCAGAATAGGCCGGGTGCTGAACTGATGGTAGACTCGTTCACTACTGACCGAAATAATCCTGATATTCGGTGGGGTGAGGTGTCTCCTGAACACCGACCAACCGGGTGGGCGCCACGGGCAGTTGATACAAACCCTGAGATATCATCCGCCTCTCCGCCCCCAGTTACGACTCCGCAGTCACGAACCCCGTCTATGCCGGGCGGTCAGGCACCTCGTGCCAGTGCCTTGTCGGGAATTGACATGTCGCCACGATTTACAAACGCACTGTCGCCGTACGATGGAGCGGGAGCGGGATCCGCTGGTGGCTCTGGCTCCGGCAATCTGGGCATGTCCCCGGCTCCTGCCTCTCCCCCTGCAGCAAGTGTGTTAACTGCCCCAACAAACCGCACCAGTCCCATAATGCAGCAGGACGCGGGCGGTTATGAGAACATGAACCCGCTTTTTACAGGTGGTCCTGAGAGTGGCAATATGTTTCAGGCTCCCGCCGAGCCATCCACTGCCGATCGGCTGCGAGCAGCTGGTCGTGGTGAAGGTCCAAACGCTCAAGAGGGCATGCGACGGGACAACAACAACTACAACCGTGCCTACGACGAGCAGTATCAAGGAATCCAGCGGGGCGTCGGGATCACTGAGGAGGAACGTGCAAACTGGACCCCCGAAAGAGGGTACGGGTTTGCCCCCAGTGCTGTTCAGTCTGCCGCTTCCGGTGGTGCAATCGGTTCCGGTATGCGAAAGCGGTTCGGTCAGGGCGGGTACTTCAATCCGTCCGAGGAGGATGCTGGCCCTCAGCGCCGCATGTCGGATGCTGAGTCCATGAAGAAGATGGGCATCATTCAGGGTGCCATCGGTCCTGACGGTCGCCGGCTGGGCTTCTCCAAGATCGATCAGGCTATCGCCCGAGGCGACACAGCCACGGCTGACCGTCTGAAGCAGGAGCAGGATGCCATCCGAGAGCGGAACTTCGCCCGTCGAGAAGCACTGCGTGGCGTGAATGGCGGGAAAACCCGCGATGAGCTGCGCCGTGAGAAGCGTGCGAACAGTGCTCTGTCTCGCGGTCGGATTACCAAGGAAGAGTACAACAACGTGGTGACACGCAATGACGAGGCTGTTGAACGCCGGTCTGCCCTGCGTGATGCGGGTATTCCTGTACGCGGGGATCGTGGTTTTGATGCGATTGACCGGGCAAATGCTGGCATGGCTGGCTCACGTCCCTCTGCGCTGGCAACCACAGTGGTCCCCAATAACGCTGTCACAGGAAGCACTCTGCCACGTGCCGATGTGCAGCAAAAGGCAAGAGAGGATATGAAGGCTCTTACCGACCCGAACAGTGTGATGGCACCGGCAAACACTCCGAAAGAGAAAATGCGGCAGAATGAATCGGCGGCGATTCAGGGTCTTGGGGTCACTGCGGAAGATAGCCTGCACGAGATCAACCGAAAGGTGACGACGATGTCCACCGATAGCGTGACTGCTATGCTCAAGGATGAAGAGTCCACGCGTGCTTTCATCATTGGATTAAAACGGGCCTATATGGCACAGAAAAACACCATGGAGCGTGATGATTTTAAGGGGCAGATAGACGAGCCGACAGCAAAACACTGGGAGGCACTGGAGTCTATCCCAGACAATGATCTGCAAGCCTTACAACAATGGTGGTCCAAACTTTATCACGACGCGGAGAAAAAAAGAAAACAAGCCTTCTAGCGCTGCGACCGCCAGCACGTTTTCTCCATCAACCCCAAACAGATTTCGATATCACCCGTCACTCACCCTGGCGGGTTTTTGTTGCGCGGTTGTCGCACGTACACTACACTCAGCCGCGCCAACGTACACGGTGGACGTTACTCGGTTTCACTCCGGCATACACGAACCGACACGGGCGAGAAATCGCACAGGATCGCTCAGGACGCTTTGGGGGGGAGAATCGCGACCAATCCATCGTGCGGGCTGTGGTGGCTCTTAAATGGGCAGGATTTGAATGGCGTGTCTGTTTGTCTGTTTCGCGTGCCTGAGCAGATCGCCGAATATCGCCGAAGATTGGCAAGGATCGGCAAACATCGGCAAAATTTGTCAGTCCCTGTAACTCCCCGTAACTCCCCCTAACTCCCCTTTCCAGCGTCCACCGTGGACGTTCCGTGTCCAGAGGGAACTCACCCCGAACTGCTCTTGAACTGATCCTGAAGTCTTGTCAACGCACAATTTCGCACTATAGGTCACAGTTTTGCGATCGTTTTGCGATCGTTTGGCACCTGCCCTGAAAAAACCTTCGCCTTGCTCTTGCCAGTCTGTAGCCGTGTCGCTACAAATTGGGTGCTGTTCGGCGTGGAAACCGAGTAGCGACTCCGGAAGCAAACGACACATTGAAACTGGGCCGCCTGTCCCTTATACTCAGGCAACGCGATTCGGAGTCGCACAATCCACAATGACAGCCAGGGCAGAAATGCTCTGGCTGTCGGCGTTTGGTGAGTGCATAAAGGTACTCCGATCAGGTGACGGGCAGTCTCGCAAACTGAAGTCACTACATACTGCTGTGTCCAAAAACACCGGGCTATGTCCAAACTGACAACCCGGCCCGTCCCGAGGACACCGGTCACTGGAACGTGAGCCTGATCTGGAGCGCTGAATCCGAACGACTAAGACCCCGAAGGCAGTGCAGGGGGTAATAGGACGGGATAAAGGAGCGGGAGCGTCCACGGTGGACGCTAAGGAGGGTGAATGATGGTCAGTGAAAGCGACACGCACTGGGTGTGCCGGGAGTGCATCGGGCACAATGACTTTGAGGAGTTCACAGTCGGGCTGGGTGGCGCGGTGACATGCGAGGTGTGTACTGCGTTGCTCAGTCGTCCGAACATCGCATGCGTGTCGGATGGGGTGTATCAGCAGGCACGGGCTCGCGTAGATGCTCAGCAAACAGAGATGACGCGCGACTGGATAGAATCATGGAAGATCATCGTGCAGGCGCTGAAGGAGATTCGTGTTCCCAATGTCGATCACAACGCTCGAGCAATATTGGTAAGGCTGGCACAGGCGAACATACTGTGTAGTAAAGTTGGTGGTCCGCCAAACGTGAAGGCAATCTGCGAGGACGTGATGCGGTTGCGCGACATGTGCAAGTCGCCGGATGACGTGTTCGACGTGATGGAATGCTTGCCGATGCTTCTGGTGACAGACCCGGAGGAGCAGCAGGCGGCAGTAAAAGCGATCGCAGAGATCACAACTCGACATGGCGGCACAGTGATACCGTTACAGGATACATGAGGATCATGACAAAAGCCCGAGAAGATATGCTGCGAGAGCAGTTTGAGAAGTGGGTTAGTTCGCCGCCGTTCGAAAAGAGTGTGGTACGGTTTCCAGAATGGTCAGCATGGCCCGGTATGTATCAGGATCTCAATGTCGACCTCGCATGGCAGGCGTGGAAGGAGTCGCTGTCTCGCTGCGCCCAGTACCCAGTGTTCGACATACTGGAGCGGCTGTACGCGAGTGGGTACTACCACAGTCAGCAGGATGGACGGTGGTGGCTGTGGGAGAAGGGTGGCAACGGCGTCTGCAGTGGAGAGACCTTCCGGGATCTGTGTGTGAATATCGTGCTGATGGGGTTGTGAATCACCTCCGCTCCATCGCGGAGTTGCTGAGGCCCATGACGAAGAACCATGCCACGATGGCAAGGATCGGGTGGCCGGCACTCCAGACGCCGACAGCGATGGCAGTGGCAATGACGAGTTCAAGTATCAGTGCGATCATGGTGGTGAGCCTTTCAGGTTAAGTGCTCGGTGTCTGAGAAAGATCCTGCCGCATGTCGGACAGTGACACGCCGAGTGCGTCTGCCAGAATACAGGCGTCGGAGAACAGGGGCTCATGACGGGTTCGCTCAATATTGGCGATTGTCACCCGGTGCATGCAGCACATGTCGGCCAGTTGTTGCTGAGTGAGGCCGCGTCTGCCTCGCAAGGCTTTGACGTTGTTGGCGAATGCCAACTGCAACTGAAGCACTTTGCGTGCCTTGAATTTATCGTCCATAACAGTTTCCGATCGGGCTGGTAGAGTAATCATCACGCTACACTCCTGTATTAAAGACCTTTGCTCACCGGGATGCAAGACGTTCTGTTGTGTCAGAGATTAGATTCTGTGCCTGCGGGTCCAGTCGGCGGAAGTTTGCGAGCAGGGTTTCCTCAGCGCCTCCCGGCTTATGGGAGCCCAGCATGGCGGGCGGAACGGCCACTCGCGGCGCTGCAGCCTGCAGTACGGTCAGCGGGTCCAAATAATGCTGCAGCACCCCGATACCGGAACCGTGGATTAGGCTGCCAGCTGTGGCATTCGCATTCGTCCATTCATTCACGGCACGTTGCCGCATGAGCTTCGGGTGGAAATACGTGACACCGGCTGCCAGGCACGCGGCCTGTAAATGCTGCTTCAGGATTTTGGCAGTCCATCCCTCAGCGTGATGGTACGGCAATTCGTGTCGCACTGAGATGATTTCTGACAGCCATGCCGGCACTGGATACTGATGCACGTGTCCGGTCTTGCTCGCCTCCCAGCACAACACGGGGTCTGATGTCGGCAGGCTCAACTGCAGCCTGAGCGAGTCTCGCAGCCGGAGGCCCGTCCACAGAGTCAGGGCGAGCCATTGCCTGAGCCATGGTGTAGCGTGCAGGTACGCGGCGTTGATGGTTTCCAGTGCCACAGGTTTCGGTTTCGGCTTCGGTCGTCTCAGTCGCTTGCCCGGACTGAACGTCACGCCGGTCGTGAACTTCATCACCGTACAGACATCAGTGATGGTCTTCTCGATCGTGACTGGAGAAAGGCAACTGGCCCGGCAGCGTTCTCGAAAGACGGTCAGCATCTCGCTTTTGATGTCCGAACACTGCTGCACCTGCATAACCCGTTCAAATCGCCTGCAGTTCGATGCAATCATGAAACTCCGCAAACCATTGGTGCGGACGTACTCCGCGGCCTGAAACGATAGAAACATTTGTGTGCTCCATAAGTTGGGCACTCCGTCGCAAAACAGTTCCTTTACGCCCATTCAATCGCAGAGCGCCACACACAACAGGACAGCAAAAAAATCAATATGAGAGACGTTCCTACCCTCTCATACGGCATCATCCTATGCCTACCTCCGCAATGGTCCTCATGCCTTAGTAACGGGTGCTTCCCAAGCTGAGGATGCCAGTCCGATTCTGGTCAGCCGCTTTTAAACGAAACGGTCTGGTGTCGTATGTAACACATTGACACAGGGGAGTGTCCATGCAAAAATCATCCGGTATGAATCAATTCGCAGAACAAATAAAAGAATGGATGAACAGGGAAGGGATGACACTGCGCGCCGTGGCAGCGATGATCGGTATGGATCACGGCAACTTGTCGAAAATCCTCAGTGGGCAGCAGGGCGTCACGATCACGCGAGCAGAAGAAATCGCAAACCGTTGCGGGTTCGAGTTTTGCGTCAATCTGAAAAAATCTGAAAAAATTGGTGCGGCCTGATCTTGTGTTGTCGTATCCGACACCGTAGTATTCCACCCGTTGACTGGTCACTCGGTCAGCGGGTTTTTCTTTGTCCTCAGCGACTGAATGTTGCGACCCCTGCGAGATGCGTAGGGAGTGGGGCACGCAAGGAATTTGGAACACCTGTTCTGAAAAGGATGCGAGATGTCTGGAAATACCTCGGCGCTACGCCGCGCCTACCAGTTTGCAGATAGCGAAGTCGCGTCTGCCGCAAAACTGTTGCGGGCTCTCGAATGGGATATGCCTGCCGCCCACGATCTTCTCGATGCTGTCCATCAGGTGAATAACCTGCTTCACGGAGACGCTGTTCCGGAAGGAGTTGGTCCTACAGAGACGGAGTTCGAACTGGATGTCTGACTCAAGATGAGTCGGGCGAGCAATGGACGCGGTTGACAAGGTGTCAACTGCAGCACGATGCTGGAAAAGGAGTATTTTCAAAATGCTGGTACTCACCCGTAGAGTTGGTGAAGAGATCGTGATCGGCGAAGTTATCCGGGTTAAGATCGTCTCTCAGGACGGCAACAAATTCCGGATCGGGGTGGAAGCCCCTCGCGATATCAATGTGGTCCGGGCTGAACTGGTCGACCCGCAGCCTGTTTATGTTCCCAAGAAGAAGGAGTCCTGAAAATGAGTGCAGAGAGTGTAGCGACAACGCTACCTGCGAAGAGGCAGTGGAAGCCGATTATGGGGCCGGCACCGCACAGTGAACCGTGGTATGCACTGCGTGTGTATGACCCGGATCGCAAGGGTAGGGAAGTGGTGATCGGTGCGTCAGAGGCCGCAGCAGCGTGTAACCTGTCGCCGTACAGTTCCGCACTGCAGTTGTTTCTGGAGAAACGAGGTCAACTGCAAACGTGGCAGCCGGATCCGGAAGCGAAGGAGCGAATGGAGTTCGGGCTGCGGGTGGAGTCGCTGGTTCTCGATGCGTACGCCGATCGCGAAGACTGCGAGATTGAGAAGCAGTTGCCGATGTTCTTTCATCCGGAGCACGCCTTCTGCACAGCAACACCTGACGGGATTGCTCACCGCATTGAAGATCAGTGGTGTGTGGATGCGAAGAACAGCAACTGGCGAATGTTCGATGAGACAGGCGAGTCAGTGCATCGGTATGGCCAGGCTGGCACGGATCAGGTGCCTATCACAAATCTCTGTCAGGCTCAGCAGCAGATGTCTGTGATGGGTCTCGACCGATGCGACTTCCCGGTGTTGAAGGACGGCAACAAACTGCTGATCTACACCGTGCAGCGCAACGACGATCTGATTGCTCAGATCATTGCCGCAGAGAAAGAGTTGTACGAGCGGATTCTGCGGAACGATCCCCCGGAGCCGAACTTCGAGCACACCGGAACGGTAAAGGTGCTGAGCCAGATGTTCGGCTGCAAGGTCGGTGAGGTGGTGTCTCTGACAGAGACTGAAAGCGATCTGTGGCGCAAGTACGAACAGTTGGGCATCACTGAGAAAGAGGCTCGCGAGGAGCGTGAGGAGATCAAAGCGAAACTGCTGTGGTCTCTCGGTGAGGCGGAAGTTGGTCGGTTCCCTGATATCGCCATGGAACTGAAGCGAACAGTCGTCAAGGATTCCTTGATCACTGAAAAGGATGTTCAGGATCTGATGGCAAAGGTTGGTCAGGTGGGCCGCAAGGGGCACATCCGGCTGACTGCACGGAAAGTTAAGTGATCTGCAAACCTCTGTAGAACACCGGGTGAAGCTGCTCGAGCAGCCGGTATTGCGGAGGGCTGGGTGCGGTTCTCATTTCCCCCCAGCGCCTTAGCCCATGTGGTATCGAGCAGCGGCTGTACATGACTTCTCTGCAGCCCCATGTGAGGCATCTTTTCTTAACGGAGCATACACGGTGGACGTCGTTCAGTGGGTTTGTCAGATAGACGTGGTTCGGAAGGCTCGCGCGGAGGAGCATCCGGACGGGTACATGGCAAGTCATCTGGGGACATACCTCGGTGGCTGGGCGGCAGGTATTGTCGTTCCGGTTGTGGTGGTGGTGCCTGACGAGATTGTGCGAGCATGGGATGATCACAATCCGCTGACATCGGACTCTATTAAAAAGCATCTGCGGTTTGTGGATGCGGTATCGGTGGTTCACGTAGGAAACCTGCGTGTGCTTGGCCGGTTGGTCGATCTGCCGTGGGCACAGCAATTATGACATCCCGCCCATCGTTTGACTTCGACCATCGGTCGTTACTGGATGATTTAACGCAGGCTCTGTTGTCTCATGATGGCAAAGAGTTTCAGGTGAAGCGGCAGGCGGAAGCCATGTCGGCGTTCCGGAGAGTTGAGTACATGTGTGTTGAGTGCCAGGCAGAGATACCTCCAGGTCGTGAAGGCCGAAAGTGTAAGCAATGCCGTGGCTTGTGATCGCGTACTGGGTTCTGTGTGTGCCGAACCCGTTGTTTTGGGTGTGGTATTTCTTTTGTGAAACAGAAGAGGAGTGAGCAGGGTATGAGTGGAGAGATGATTCAGCATGGCGGAAGTTCCCAGCAGGGCGCGATGGCGATGGCAACGTCGCGTCAGGCTGCAGAAACGCAGGCCGCTATGATCGTGGCAAAAAACTACCCACGTGATGAAACGCTGGCCATCAGCCGGCTGCTGAAATCCTGTAAGCGGAAGGGGCTGGCGGAATGCTCCATGTACTCGTACCCGAAAGGCGGAACCAAAGTCACTGGCAGTTCCATTCGGCTGGCTGAGGCGATGGCTCAGGCGTGGGGCAACATCGATTACGGCGTGATTGAACTGGAGCAGAAGCCGGGTGAGTCCGTGGCGATGGCTTATGCGTGGGATCTGGAAACGAACACTCGCCGGCAGATGGTGTTCACTGTTCCGCACATTCGGTCGACCAAGCAGGGGAACGTACTGCTGACCGATCCCCGCGACATCTACGAGATGGTGGCAAATCAGGGTGCTCGCCGCGTCCGTGCCTGCATTCTGGGTGTGATCCCCGGAGACATTGAGGATCTGGCTGTCGCTGAGTGCGAAAAGACCCTGAAGGATGGGTCTGGTAAGCCGCTGGATGATCGCATTCGGGATATGGTGATCGCGTTCGAGGAACTGCGTGTGTCTCGCGAAATGCTTGAGGCGCGTCTGCAACATCCGGTCGCTGCGTGTGTACCACAGGATGTGGTGAGCATGACGAAAATCTACCTGTCGATTCGTGATGGAATATCGAAGCGGGAAGATTGGTTCGACATGAATGCCGGTGCCGCGAAACTGGCACAGGATGCCGAAGCGAAGGCTGGTGGATCCCGCACAGAAGCACTGGCAAAGAAGACTGCCCCGAAGAAAGAGAAGCCTGCAGAGGCTCCACCAGAACCGCCACCAGTGAAACCGCTGGTGACTGAGCAGGATTTTGCAGAGGCAATAGTGGGTGCAACGAGCGCAGGTGAACTGCAGCAAATATGGGATCAGATTCAGCCAGCTGATCTGGATGGTGACGCAATGACCAGGCTGTTGACTCTGGTGGAAGTGCGTCATGTGGAGATAAAGCCCCGGTAAGCCCCTCCCCACTGCGAAAGAAATCGCCCGTTGCTCCATGCTGCGGTGTGCTCAGGAGGAGCCGGTGGGGATCTTTTAAGGAGTTGGTGTGAAGCAGGTCATCACAGCACAGAACGTCGTGGACCGGATGGCGGCAGGAGACCAGTTAACTCTGGTGCTCATGACGACGCCACACAAGCAGAGGATGGCCCTGTACAGTCTGAGTGCGGAATACTGGAAGTTTCAGGATGGCTCACGTGTGACCAGAAGCGTGGTGGCAATGCTGAGGAAACAGGGATTCCTGAAGTGTGTTAGGCAGGGAGACCTGATGGTTGCGAATCTGATTGAGGGGTACGGCGAAAAGCGTGTGTCGTATGCAATCGATAAAAGAGAGCGGTTCGTTTAAGGAGAAATACAATGCAGTGTGAGTTGAAAACAATTACGCCGGAATACGCCAGTAGCCTGTTGGTGCGGAACGTCGGCAACAGGGCGTTGAGTCGATCGCACGTTGAGTCGTTGGCGAAAGAGATGAGGGCCGGGCGATGGAAGGTGAACGGAGATACCATTTGCGTGAATGGGTCGAGACTCATAGACGGACAGCACAGACTGCAGGCGGTTGTAGAGTCTGGTGTCACCATACAGAGCCTCGTGGTGACGGACCTGCCATCGGATGTGTTCGACACAAAAGATGTCGGCAAGCGACGAAGCCCCGGAGATACGCTGTCGGTGCTTGGGGTGCCGAATGCAGCACGGTTGGCAGCGGCACTGGCGTTGGTAGACGCATACTGCACGGGGCGTGGAGATGTCCGGGTTCACTACACCAACACGGAAGTAGAAGGGTTGATGCACAAATACCCGGATGTGATGGCGTCGATACAATCAACAGTGAATGGAAAGTCTCTCTTGCAGCCATCGGTGCTGGACGCCTGCCATTATTTGTTTTCGCAAAAAGACAAGGGCCTGGCAGACGAGTTTGTAGTGAAGGTGTTGAAGGGAACAGGGCTAACCGAGGGGTCGGCATGGTATGTCCTGCGAGAACGACTCGTTGCAAACAGTCTGAGTAAAGCCAAACTGTCGCGACCATACCTGATGGCCCTGTGCATAAAGGCGTGGAACTGCGAGCGATCTGGTAAGACAGTGCGATGTTTGCGATGGCGAGAAAAAGGCGATGCAGTGGAGCCGTACCCGGTAATTCATTGAGTACCTGGCGCAACCCCGTAACGATGCCACGTCAGTCAAATGCGTAATACGGGCTGAGACCACAGGATGCTTTGCAAACATCAATGGTCCGTGCCGCTGAGAGGCGGACAATGAAACACTAAGGGAGTGGCGGTCATGATGACAGAAGAACAGAAAGATGAAATCCGGATCGACCTGCTGGACACAGTGCAGGATTCCGGACAGTGGCTGACTCGTGCGGAGATTGTGGAACTGTGCTGCGAGAAGCACGGTGGTCCGTTCTATAAGTGGGTGGAGGCTGTGGGCGCTGCGATTCAGTTGGGCCAGTTGCTGCCGTCTGGAGTAGAGCAGCGTTGTACTGTCTCAGGGTTCCCGGATATGGCGTATCAGGTGAAACGATGATCGAAAATGTAGCGTTCGTGCAACATGCAGAGGAGACGGAGCAGCGTCTGGTGCAGAGGGCTCAGGATGCTGGGCACGCTGCCGCATGGGTGATCGGTGAGTGTGCAGCCAAGTGGTACAAGTCATTCGCAGCCGGGCGGATGGATAAAGACTTCGGTGCCATGGTCGACATGACAGGCGATCAGGTCAACCAGAGGCGGCTGGTGTGGGAGCGATTCGGTGAACGTGGACTGCACAGAGAGTTGCGTGGGCTGTCGTGGTCACATTTCCGAGAGGCGTGTTATTGGGATGATGCGGACGACATTCTGACATGGGCATCGCAGGCGGAAGCCACGGTCAAAGAAATGATCATGTGGCGGCGCTCGAAGCATGGTGAGCCGTTGTTCCCGGTGCTTCATCAGCCGAGAGTTCTGGAGCCCGAGAAGCCAGAGGAGGCGGAAGATAAAACAACCCCCAGGAAGGATGAAGCCTCTACGCGAGTGCCGGCGAGTGTAAACCGGAATCGAGAGACAGTGGAGAACCCCGACAGAGCGCGCTCCGAAACACTCAAAGAGCAAGCGGCTGCGGGGTCCGGACCTGACACAATCGTGGAGGTCGACAAGGGGAAGAAGGATAAAGAGGCTGCGGCAGAGGTGATCCTGCAGATCAAGGAGCTCGTGCTGAAGGTGGATCGGATCGCACTGCAGCAGCAGAAGGAAGCACTGGCAAAAGAACTGTCGAAGTTCGTCGAGCGGGTGCAGCACAAGGTGGAAGCCAAGAAGGCGGATGTGGCTGGCATGGCAGTCAAGGTGCAGGAGGCATGGAATGCCGTGCCCGGGTTCGTGAAGTGCAAGTCGATGAATGAGTCTCGTAAGGCACACGTGGCTGCGAGGGCGAAAGACCCGTTCTGGAAAGAGCACTGGCAAGAGGCACTGCAGAGAATCGTCGGCAAGGCGTGGTTTTTGGGCCAGAATCGTACGGCATGGGTGGCCAATCTGGACTGGTTTCTGAGACCCGAGGTGGTCGCGAAAATAATGGAAGGCCGGTACGACAACCTGACGTACAGCGCAACACCACTGCCACAGGATTCTGCAGCCAGTCGTCGTGCTGCTGCAAACAGGGCGGCATTTAATGAGGTTCTTGGATCTACTCCGGTATGTGGGGATGAAGATGCAGTCTTCTGAAAACAGTGCGGGCAGAATACAGGCTTTGCTGCTGGCGTTCTTCGATGTCAGGAACATCACAGTGAGCCCCGATTCGCTGCGAATGTGGATTGATGCTTTCTCAGACATGACCCCACAGGGTATCGAGATGGCCATTCGGCGGTTCAACCGAGAGTCGACCGATTATCCAACACCGGCAGCTGTGAGGAAATACGCGGGCGTGGAAGGATTGAATGACGAGCAGCGTGCGAGTATCGCGTGGGGGACTGTGCGGAAGACAATCGCACAATACGGCGCGTATTACTCGATCGCGTTCGATGACGCGGTGATCCATGCAGCCATCAGAGCCATAGGGGGCTGGGAGAGGCTGTGCGAAACTCCGCATGATCAGATGCAGTGGAAACAGAAAGAGTTCGTCAGGGCTTACGTGGAGGCTGCTGGAACTGGTATCGGAGACTCGCGACCACTGGCTGGCGTGTTGGGGTTTAAGGAGCGGGCAGATGTGCAGTCGGGGCTCGGGGCGCATCCGACACACAAACGGCTGACAGGTCCGAGTGAGGTGAAGCAGAGGATTCCGCTGCCGAACCTGAGTGTGGATAGATAACGACGGCATTCACCGGGTGTGCGCCGGTGATGTGGAATACATTTCGGCCCGGTCGCACACTCCGGTGCAATGCTTAGTTATGCTGCTTTGCGGGGGAATCGTAATGTCGTTTCAGATGCGGATACGCGAAATAGATATCAATGTGGAAACATCTTTGCGAATGGTGAGTTCACCTGCTGAAGCATGGCAGAGAGCGAAACGTCTACTGGATGCCTTTGGGAAAGAGGATCACAAGCCGAATGTGGAATGTCGCGTGAATGCCTTCGGTTATGTGATTTGGAACCTTGAAGTGTTGGGAAAACAGAACGGGATAGCGTGGAGAATTCCGAACGGTTGGGACACATGGGAAGGCGTTGAAACCATGCTAATCGAGTGGCTGACAAAGTCGTATGACGGACAATTACCGCGAGAACTAGGAGTCTTGCGACAGGCGATGAGATCGCTGCCTGGTGTGCCGACCGTGCTGACAGACGATCGTGGTTTTTAAGTCAGCATAACGACCAGCGTTCACAGGGCGGAGAGAAATAATGGAAGAACAGAACCTAGGTGAAGCCGCTCCTGTGCAACGCTTTGTTATCTGGAGTTTGTCGCGATGGCTGAAGGAACTGAACCTGACGCAGAACAGATCTGTACGCAAGTAATGAGGTTGCGTGAGATGTGCAAGTGTAGTCAGGATATTGTGGATATCATGGAACTGTTGCCACTGCTGGTGCATACCGATCCACAGGAACAGGAAGCAGCTCGCAAGGCGATTGTTGAGGTTACGAACCGAACAGGCGGTCATGTGTTTCGGTTCTGATTCTTCCAGATAACGCTCGCGATCAGCGGGCACGAGGAGAAAAACTATGACTACAGAAAACGGCCAATCGAGTGCTCCGTCTGCATCGCGTTGTTCTGCGTGCGACGGGTGCAAGTATCAGCATTTCGAGTCGGAAGGCGGATGGTGCTATATGTTCCGAAATGAACCGCAAACGCTCCCTTGTGGGCAGCACGACAAGTTTTCCGCCGAACGGAAAGCAATGGGCAGCCTTGTACGCAAGAACCCGCAAATTTTGGCGTTGATGATTATGGGCATGAGTCGGTAGTCGTCCGCAGAACGCTGCACTTCACCGGGTGGCAGACGGTGGACTTTCTATTCTTTTTGACGGAGTCTGCCACTCCGGTGGAAGTGCTTGTTATCGTGCTTTTTGGAGTGCCGGAAATGGATGTTTTGATTTCAGGTCTATTCGTTCTATTTGGCTTCTGTGTCGTCTTGTACTGGATTGGATGCGGCATTTCTTTGCTGTGGGCTTACAGTCCAGCGCTGACGGTTCTTGCTGGTATCGCAATTTTCGTTGTCTGTATCGGAGGCGGCGACGGAACAGACATTGGTGGGCACGTGTGAGCATGCTGGAAAGACACAGTATCAAGCCGTCGGGCTAGAACCACGGATCGCCGAAACGCGAAAGCAGAGGCATCAGTCTTGACAGCCGGGAGAGACCGGCATTTTTGGTCACGATAACGACGGCATTCACCGGGTGCCGCAGCCCGGCGTGCAATTCTGAAAACGGATGGTGCGGCACTCCGGTGGAATGCTTTGTTATCGGGCTGAGGCCCATACACCGGCTGCCGGAATGGTCGATC